TAATGTAAAATCCTATTATATTTTCATCGCTATATAATAATAATATAGACTGTTTTTCAATGCATATGCTTAAATATTTTTCAATTGATTTTATATAGTCAATAGAACTATTTATGAATTCTAATTTAGCGATTTTATAAATTTTTTCAAAATCTTTTGAATTAACAAACAATTTATAATTTTCGATTTTTATCATAAAAAAACCCCCATTTCTGGGGGCTAACTACTTAATCTGTGATTTCAGGAATCTCATCATCATTTGATGGTTCCGGCTGCTTAACTTCCTTCTTTACAGGCTTTGGCTTTGCAGCGACAGCCTTTGGCTCATTTTCTGTATTTTGATCTTCAGATTTATATAGAATAAAATCAGGAGCGTTTTCGTTAGTCTTTGTTTTGTTTGAAAACATAATCACACGCTCTTTAATTACATTTCCAAAAGGATCGATTATTGTAAGATAACCTGTCAAATAAGTGGTGCTTCCTTTTGTTTTTTTCCAAAAAGCGCCTTTTTCTCTTTTCTTCCAGTCACTCTGCTTTTCATTATTATTCATAGTATTCATAGTATTCATAGTATTCATATAGTTGTAACGCTAACGAGGCCAATAATATCAGAAACCTATGTCGTGTCAATCATTTTCTTCACTAAACTTCTCTAGCAATTCGATTTCGATAGCTATTCGTCGTCGTATTGCGGCTAATTCTTTTCTAGCTTGATTTAAAGTTTTTTTATCTTTTGAATGAATAAGTTTACGCATTATTTTATTTGATTCATCTTTTAAAAATTTGCCTGTTTTTAAATATAAATTTTTAGCCGTCATATTAAAGATTTAATAAATTCTTTATCTTTATCTATCCAAAATAAAATCTTATTTAGACTATCAATAGATAGTTGATTATATTTTATTCCTGAAAAATTAAAAATATCCATATATTTGACATCAAGTGTTTCACTATTGGACTTTCTGTATTGCTTAAGAAAATAAATTTCTTTTATTTTAGAAGCTGCGATTGTTTTGGCGCAATGAATGCATGGGCTATAAACCATGCAAGCATAATACGGTTGACGAGAAGAATATAAAATAGCATTTATTTCAGCATGATTAATCAAATCAGACTTTAATGGTCTATTTTGAATTATATCATCATGCGGTATTAATTGAGGGGCAAAGCCATTAAAACCAGTTGAAACAGTTCGCCAATCTTCATCAAAAAGCACTGTTCCAACTTGAGTATGTGGATCTTCTGATCTTGATCTAGCAGCTAAGGCTAGATAACAACCATATTCTGATTTAGTTAATCTTGTCTCTGTCAAATTCATAAAACATTAGTTCATCATCACCAGCAGTCCATTTATATGCGTTTCCTTCACAAGTAAATTCTTTTGAGAAAACTTTCCACGTTTTAAAATCATCAGGTAACTTTTTAGAAATCCAAGCGCCAGAATCTCTGAATAAACATCTATTACTAGGTTGAGCGAACATTTGTCCATTTTCGCCCCAAAATACATGAGCTAATTTATGACCGCCTTGAACTTCTGAATAACCTAAATTGTATTCTTCACTATTGCACCAATCAATAGTAAAAGCATATTTGCATACAATTTTTTCTTTATTCTTTAGAATTATATAAGCATTACTATTTTTTAGATATTCAAATCTTGTTATGTTGAAATAATAACTGAAGCTATCCCACAATTGTATCCAATCTAATGGATAAACAGTTGGGCAATTTAATTTATTTTTTAAATATTGAATTGGCACTCTTGTAAATTGAGCACCGTATTCACTCATTACATTAAATAATAAACATCTTCTTGGAATCGATGTTACAGAAAATATCTCAACAGGCAAATATTCATCAATCGTACCAGCTTCTTCATTTTTCAAAAACGATTTATCAAGATAAGCAGATTGTATTGGTATATTTGCTTGAAGATAGCTCACTATTCGCCTTTTTTGAAACTATTCTTCAAATCCTTAAGCATATCGTTAATTTTTTCTAAGCTTTTAACTCTATCTTTATAGAGATTTTCTGTTTTTTCTCTTTCATCATCAATCAAAGAAATTAAATTATTAATTTTCTTTAATGTGATTGTTGGTTTTGTTCTTTCGAATTCTGAAATATTCATACTATAATTTCTTATATAGAAAGTATTTACGCCATTCTTCTCTTATCTTGGTTGGTTTAGTGGGAAGAACTGGTATAGGCATTGGTACAGATGATATAGCTTCATTCTTAACATTCAAGAAAGGATATATATCTTTTTTAATCTGATTGCATTTATGACAAGTTAAAGTAATGTTTTCTAATTCTTTTGTTCCGCCTTTGCTTTTAGGAAATAGATGTTCGATTGTTAGCTGGCTTTTATCAAATCTCTCATAGCAAATTTGACAAGTATAATCAAAAATCAAACATAATTTTTGAATATTGAGAGTGCGCGGAGTTCTTTTTCTATTATAGAAAAAACTTTTTTTGATGACTGCAACGGTGGGAATGAACCAAATCTTATCTTTTGAAGTTAAAAAAGGCTGATCTTCATAGAATGAAAGCCCTTCGTTTCTAAACCATTCAAAATTATTATCTATTATATTTTCTGATGCATCAAAACATTTAATATTATTTTTAATTAAATGAATGAATGCGGCTCGCCCTGTTAAAAACGAATAGGGTAAAAAAGAATTATCTAATAATAAAGTGGTTATCTGATTAGCATAACCCGACATGGCTGCAATGTATCATGTTTAATGAAAAATACAAGCTTTTTGTTAATTATCTTTAATAATATTATTTAATGTGCCTATATAATTACCATCTTCTTGTCTGTGAGCCACAATTTTAGCATTAAAAATATTATTTTTTGCGTCTACAATTTTTATGCTGTGTTCAAAATTTCTTTTACTTGATACAGCTAAATACCAATCGTTAGATATATCATTTCTAATATCTTCATGTAATATATTTATCCAGTTATAATCTTTTAAATCTTTTAATCCTCGATCTGTTAATTTAATAAAAGAATCATTAACCCATGTAAATTTACCATCTTTATTTGTTTCAAAAATAGGTTCGCTTCTATTATCAAGCATCCATCTTTGTCTGTTTAATATTGTTGTTGTTAATTCTGTATTTGATTTAACATCTACTTTAATTGTGTTTACTAAATCTTTTAATGATGTTCCAGAATTATATGTTAATTCTTTTTTGATTTCTTTTAATTCTTTATTTATACCTGATATGCTTTCTGTCATATTGGTATAAGGTTCTAGTTTTTTCATTGCGCGACATATAAAATAATAAATTGCGCCGATTGAGGTAAAAAAACCTGCTATATCACCAACATGATTTAAAAGAAAATTAAAAATAAACATATTAATTATTTTTCCATTTTTGTTCTACTAGTATTTCATTTACAGTATTTTTATCAGATTGATCCATATCAATTGATAATTTTGTTAAAAAATCATTTAAACTAAATTCATCGCCGTCTTTTAGATCTTCTTTTACTTTGAACTCTTGAATGACATCAACTATTTTAGTTAATGTTGTTTTATATTTAACCATATCATTAGTTTTAACAAGACTGCATAAACTAAAAGCTTGAGGCGTGAGTGTTTTAAATAAACTAATTATAAATGAACCTATAATATTAAAAATGGAAAATGCAGCAGCAGCTATAGGATTAGTTGCTGAAGCGATTCTTAAAATTAAAAATATAATTGCAAATATAACTATCCAAGTTAATGTTGTAAAAAAGAATTTTTTAAGTCCCCAAAATACAGCATTCAAACCCATAAGACCACTCATCGAATCTAGAGTGGTTTGTTTTTCGTCTGATTTTTTAGCTACTTCTTTAGATTGAGCGATTAATTTTTCTATTTGAGCGTCGTATTTTTTTTCTAATTCATTTTTTTGTGTTTGAAGCGCGGTTATTTCTTTATCTTTTTCTATTAGTATTTTTTCTCCTTTAGATCTTTCGTTATCTATTTCAGAATTTAAATAATCAATTAGCTTGCGTATTCTTTCGCTTTCTTTTAAATTTGGAGCGCCCACAATTGCTACTACTCTGTCGTTCATTCTGCCTGCTGTTATGACTTCAACAGAAGGATTCTGCACTTGATTTAATGAGTAGCCTACTCCATATGCATATGCAGCTGTTTGTTTTAATTGTTCATTGGAATTATTTTGAATAGCTTTATCGATATCTAAAGCCTTTTTTTCTTCTTTTATAATAGCTGTTTGACTAGCTGTATTAGCTTTAGTGCCGCGAAGTACGGCGCATCCACTTAAAATAATACAGCTTAAAGCTATATAAAGATACCTATGCACACAAACTTTTACACAAAAAAATAATAAAATAGATTAAATAAATTCTCGATAATTTACACCACCATATACTACTGAATTAGATGCTCCCAATGGAGCACAAGCTAATACTAATACATCTCTTAAACCTGTAATAGAAGAACCTAATTTTAATAATGATTTCAATGATTCAGCTGCTGTATCTGTTTTTGCTTGAGCATAACCACCAGCAATAACATAACCTCCAGAAATATGAGTTTCATTTGGAGCGATGGCAAATTCTAAAGATGAATTATTTGCTGTACTATATGTTAAACCATTGATTCCAGATGGATTCATTATTAATTTCCATTCATAATTATCATTACTTGTTGTAATTAAAGATACGTCAAGTATATCAATTGTTGTTCCAATCCACCCTGTTTTTAATCTAGTCGCTAAAACTGCATTTAAATAATTTTTAGTCGCTGTGACTGAAATGCCATCAGTTGAAACATATCCGTTAGCAGCAACTTCTTCTCTGCCTCCTTCAGAAATTACAGTAGAACAAATGCATTCAATAGAAGACGCAACACCATTTCCATTATTTTCTATTTGATATCTTAAAGGCAAATTAGGCGTTGACATATAAACAGAATCTTTATTATTAGCGTTTAAAAATTCATGACAATAATATGTAAATCCATCTACATTAAATCCAACTCTTACTTTACCAACGCCTAACCATTCAAAATCTATAACTAAAATTTGTGTTTTAGTGAAATCTAAATCAACTCCGCTAGTTCCATTGCCTTGCATTTGATCTAAATTCCAATTTGTTTGAGTCACAACTGTATCGACAGCAGAACCAGTGACATATGATCTTAAAACTAAACTAACTGTTGAACCAGATCTTTGTAAAAATATACCATTTTGATCATCAAAATATCCCATTCTTGTTATTATTCCTGTTCCACCGCCAGTTCTTTTCAAAATACCAGTCATCATTACAAGCTGTGCTTTACCAGCTTGATAATTAAAACGCATAAATGTTTGGCGAGTTCTTTTACCTGCTGTATTCGCGCTAACAGATAAAGTTGAAGAAGCTCTATTTTTATCATATGTACTCGCTGTTCCAGAACCGCTTTCTTCTATATCATCCCAATAAATAGATTGATTATCGAAAATCTGTTTACTGTTAAATATCATTTCAGGATTTGATACTCTTTGTCTACCAAAAGCATCAATACCTGCTGGTCCGCCAGCAAAATCAAAATTTGTAAAAGGTCGATAAAACTCTCTTGTTTTATCGTAAATAAGAGTACAATTTACGTTTTGAGGCGCTTGAGTTGCGAATAATTCAGCCATAAATTTATTTACACTTTAAAATAAAAAAAGACAAGAAATTAATCTTGTCTTTAATTCTTCACACTTATTATATTATTGAAACTAAATTATTCCAGCTTCAGCATATGATATTTGCGCGATTTTATTGTCTATCAAAATTTTTCTATTTTTCAAATGTTGAGGTTTAACTAACTCTTTATTTTCTCCATTGTACGCAACTGCAAAACTATTATCGATCAACCAATCATTCAAACATGTTTTATTAGAATTATAAACACGACCTAGAATTCTGCCAAATTTATCTCCGTTATCTTTGTCATATAAAGTCTGAATAATTAAATTTTCTTTATCGCTGTTTTTCATGAAATCTTCAACAGCTTTTCGACTTAAATTTGCAAAAGTTTTTTCTATTTTATCTTTTGATTTGCTTTCTGGAGTATCAAGGCCAGATAACCTGATATTTTGATCTCTAAGCACAATGCTAAATCCTAGATCTATATCTACAATTATTGTATCACCATCTATTACTTTTTTAAGTCTGACTTTGTATTCGTAGGGCATTCTTTATCCTTTTTTTTCCAGTTAATTGAATCGTAATTATTTTTAAAATCTTTACTGAAACAGTTTCTTGGTTTACTTCCTTTTCCTGCGCTCATTTATATCCTCCATTATTTGTTTTCTTTTATCTTCAGAATAGAAAGACCAGTTCGTTATTTCTTGCCTCGTTCTTTGACAAGCATAACAAACATCATTTAATAATTTACAAACTCTAACACATGGAGTTGAAATTTTAACAGCAGTGTCCATGTTTATCAGTTACACGATTTAATTGATATTTTGTATCAGTAACATTATACAATTTAGTATAACATTTTTGTACAAGTTGATCGATTTCTTTAACGAGAAATGCAGTTTTTTGGTCTGGATTTACATTATAGATATCGTCAGATAGTTCTTGAACGATTTTTTTAATTTCTTCTAGTTTATTTTGCATTTAAAAGTGGCTGCCCGAACTGGATTTGAACCAATACAAAAGCATCCAAAGTGCTCTGTGCTACCGTTACACCATCGGGCAGTTAAAATTATTTAAGTTTTTCTATTTCAAAGCATCCAAAACCTGCTTGATGCTCAAATGTTAACAAACCATATCTTTTACTTTTTGGATTTAAACAAACGCCAAAATCCATATCGGCTCCATCATACTTATTATTATATAATGGATTGAAAAATTTACAACCACAACTGCAATCTAAATAGTTATTATCTGGATCGGCCCAACGAGTTATTTTACCGCCATAATCCACATAATCGGTATCTAGTATTTTACAAGCATCTAAAAGGAGATTATCTTTCTTTGATTTCATAAACTCCTCTTCCTATAAATTCACTCAAGCTGCTATAACCTGAATAAGAAACAGCAGAAGAAATAGCGCTCCATAATTCATCAATTTTGTTTTTAAGAGGTTCAATCTGTGTTTGATCAATGTTGTAAGTTCTGCCTTCAGCATGGTCTCTTTTTTTACCGCTTAACTCTAATTGTTTTTTGCTAGCAGATCCCCAGAATTGATAAACGCCATCAATTACATTTTGCGCTTCATTTGTTTTAGCAAAATAACCGCCCATCATAACATAGTCAGCGCCAGCACCAAAAGCTTTAGCTGCGTCGCCACCATTTCTAATCCCCCCATCTGCAATTATATTGTTAGAAGCAATTCTATCATTATAACATTCACTAATTTCAGTAATTTGACCTCTTGTGTATCCTGTTTGATCTTTAGTTGTGCAGCCTGATCCTTGACCAATTCCAACTCTTACCCAAACATTATCATAATTTTTATATAAATTAAGACCTTGTTCAGTATGAACGTTGCCTACCATTAATGAAGTTTCAGAGCCTTTATAATCATAATTCAAACACTTAATCATAGAATCAACAGAACTCAAATATCCATTAGCAATATCAATAATGAAATTTCTAGCGCCATTATCATATAAAGCTTCAAAAGAAGAATAATCATTCAAAGCAATAGAACACCAAATTTTATTACCTTTGCTAACATCATTGCTTTCATTTACATATTTAAATGTTTCAATTAATTCGTCGATTTTACAGAATCTATGAAGCGCAACAGAAACGCCATAATTATAAGCAGTTCGAGCAAATGTTTTTCCAACAACAGCCTGCATTGGCGAAACAATAATTCTGTGAAGTTCACGTTCAATATGTGATCTAGATATTATTTCTGAAGGTTGCGCAATTAAATTTACATCATCATAATAAATAGATTTACTTTTTAGAATTTTCATTCTTATTCTTTTTTACTTTTAGACCGTAATTTAAATTCAACCATGAAGTTTCAATATAAGCTTTATCTTTAGTAAGCTTAAGTTTTTCTTTCATGTATTTAAGAGTCCAATTCTTCCATTTTTCGTTCTGCTCTTGAGTACAAGTTAATTTTCTATACCATTCAGGTATCTGATTATTACAAACATCTTCATATTTCAAATCAATACCTGCAATCTTAAATTGTTTATCTATAATTTTTTTAATATGTTTTGTATTCATACTCCGGTACTACCAAATCCTTTCTGTTCTCTTTTTGTTTGATCTAGATTATCTTCTAGATCCCAATGAACATTATGGCATTTTTCTATAATAATTTGAGCTATTCTGTCGCCAGCTTTTACTTGAAACTCGTTTGTTGTGCTTGTATTAAATAGAATAACACCAATATCACCCCGATAATCTGAATCAATAACACCAGCTAAAACATCAATTCCATTTTTATAAGCTAGTCCTGATCGTGGAGCAATTCGTCCATAATAACCTTCAGGAATCGCAATTGATATATTTGTCTTAATTAATGCTCGGCTCAAACTATAAACAACTGCATTTTCAGCTGCATAAAGATCATATCCAGCAGCTTCAGCAGTGCCTTGACTAGGAATAGTAGCTTTATCAGAAAGCTTCTTAATAGGAATTGAAATATATTGCTTATACATTTTATATTATTTATCTTTAATAATAGACATTAAAATTCTAGCTTCTTTTGCAGGAATATCGCTGTATGAAGTCCAAACCTTCGTTTCTTCGTTACGATAAACATTCAGCTTCCAAGCTTTTCTCAAATAATCTTGAAACTCTTCAAAGCTAGATAAACCATGAGCTTTTGCTGTTTTTTCTAGCATGTTTTGAGACGAAGGTAAAGCTGTTTCGGCTTCTTCTTCAAATAATGCTAAAGTTCCTTTTTTAGACGAATCAATTTCGTCGCTACCAACAATATGAATGTTAAGAAAGTTTCTTACAGCCCTAATGAATGCGCGATTAGCTGCAATCGTCTCCAAAAATTTGACAGCAAAATCCGTAGTGTTATTAACCGTAGCATTTGCCACGTCTTCATAATAACTTTCATATTGACTTTCATAATTTGGAATCCAAGTTATACCGCATTTGACTGCAACATAACTAGATTCACACTTAATAATATCATACTTAACTGATTTGTAACCACGAAGCTTTGCTACTTCTTTAATTCCGGCCAACTTAATTAACAGTTGATGATCGCCTAATCCTTCAATATTATTTGGTACTACTTGCTTTCTTGTTTCAAACCATCCTTTATTAGGAAATAAATGATCAGGCTTAACCATAGCTCTCCAATTAATAGAGCCATCTTCATTATTAATATAATTAATGCCTTCAATTAATCCCCAAGCATTACGCTGTTGAGGAATTGGAACTTGATTCTTCTCTTTCATTGTATATTTTAAAATAATCTAACTCTTCTTCAAACGTTTCAGAGAAGATAACAGTTTCTTGAGTTTTGTCAAGAAATTTGTTTTGCAATTGATTAGCTCGACAAGAAAATTGTTTACCTTTTGAAATTAATACTTTTGAACTAATAAAAAAAGATTTTTCATTTATATTTGAAAAGTCTTTAAGTTTTAATTCTGTTTTAAAATCTTTTTCGATATTCCAATCAAAAAATTTATATTGATAATTTTTGATCTTTTCAGGTTCTCGACAATGAAGCCTGACGCGAAAACCATTTTGTTTGCACTGTTTTAAAAATGTCTCATCAATATTATCTGACATAATAACTGTTATCATAATAATATTATTTTTAAATGGCAACAATGATTTGATATTTAAATTTTTATTTGTTAAAATATTTACTTTTCTATTGCTTAACCAATAATAAAATACATTTTGATTTAAATCGTCTATGTAATCTAATCTTAAATTGATTGAAGCGCCTTTTAATACTTCTGCGGAAGCTGTAAAATCCGGTATCACTTCAATAATTCTTTGATTGAAATTTTTTCCAAGATGAACTAATTCAAATTTATCTAAATCATTTTTTATGTTTAAGGTATTTAAAATATTTCTAGCAATTTGATATGGATCTATTAGATTAACTGTTTTGGGGCTTTCTGCTAATTGACCATAACTAGGTAAATTATCATCTCTTGAAGATTCTAAAACGATTTGCGAATCTCTGTTCCAGATGGGTTGAGTATTTTTAGGATTATTAATAGAATATAATCCTATTGATTTAGTATTTAGTATTGAAGCAAAATATAAACTATAATTTTCGTTAGAAATAATTAACTTAGCTTTTGATATTAGATAAGCTTCTTGCTTCTTATTTATTGTTACAAAACATTTATCGCAAGGCAAACGAGGAGAGTTTTCATTTGCTATTTGAAATGTTTCAATATTATTTTGTTTTAAATATGCGCGAATAATATCATATACATCGCCAAAATAATCATATGTGCCATGAGAATATTTACTTCTTGTATCAAAAATTATAAAGTCATGATTTTTCAAAGGCATGAATAGCCTGTCTATATAAGGTTTTCCAACTTTAACTCCACAATCTAAAGCTATTTTATCTACTAAATTCATGTTGTTTGATACTCTAAAATATCTTGAGCGTTTCTAAAATAATTGTTTCTAATTGATAAATATGGAGCAAATACAATATCGAAATATTTATTTAAATTGCCTTTTCCTTCTAGATAAAGAGGATCATCTAATTTATTAAAATATGATAGTGTTTTATAAACATTTGGATGTGAATTTATTAAATCAAAATTCTCGCTTTTTGTAAAGAAATAAATTTTATGGTCAGGATAAACTTTTTGAATAGAAGGAAGAATTGATGTAGCGATCAAGACTTCTTCAGCTCCATCAGGTTGAATATAAGCAATTTTCTTAAGACTTTTGTCTTCATTTAGAATTTTGAGCATTTTCTCAAATTCAGCTTTTTGTATTTCTGATAATGCGACTTTTCTAAAATAAGTTAATACATCTTGCCGTTTTAAATCTGTCTTCAAGCGTTGCAACCAATGAATAACACCAGACGAATCTTTTCGTTTTAAAAGATTTTCATACAATGACTCAATCCATTCTTTATCATTTAAAGAGTTGTCGGGTTCAAAATATGCATTTGGAGTCATATCTATTTTCTCATAATCAAATTCAACTTCAGAAAATGAATCAAATAAATCTTCAAAATATTTTCCTACGATTTCAATACTATATTTATTGATTACATAGTTACGTGATTTTTTACCAAGTAATACTTTTTCATCAAAAGCCATTTCGTATACCATTTTTAATTTTTCATTAATGCTTGTAGGTAATGTTGAAGCTTTAATAAATTGAGTACCGGGTTCTCGGTATTCAGCCCAGTCTAAAGCAAAGCCGCCGCTTTCAGAGCTACAAGAATCTTCACCACAACTATAATTAGTTACTAACGTTATCAGTTCAGTAAGTTTTGCTTCTTGAATAGGTATTTCTTGTCCACCGCTTGTAAAAGGATGGCAATAAACATCCATTAAGTTATAAATCTCATTCAACTGTTGTTCATTTACGCCACTTTTAATATTTGTTGTTTCGCATGAATTAGGATGTTGACAATAATCGCATTTTAAAATCTGCCCTTGAAATGGCTTGATATGATAATTGTAACAGTTTTTGCAATAATAAGTTGTAAGTACTTTATTAAAAGGAATATCTTTTTCTTTTAATAGTCTATGAATATCCCAACCTTCATTCCAAAATGTATGTAATAATAATTTAGCGTTTGCTGAAGGATTTGCTTCATCAAACATTTTGAATCCATCAAGCAAATTAGGGACTGATTTTCTTAGTTGATTTCTAAATACAAATCCAATAATGAAACTTTTTTCTAGATTAAAATGTTTTCTAAGTCTTGAACGAGCATCGTCTGGAAGTCTATAGAAATTATTAACATCTAGCGTTCCATGTACTGTTTTAACATGTGTATGACCTAATTTGTGTAAAGCTTTTTCTGCAAAACTTGCCCATACGAAATAATTTTTTATTTTAGACGCGGCATTTACAGCATCTGGCAAAATAGGTAAACTATCTAGTGTTGTATGTATAATACAATGAATCTTATTCCACCAAGGCTTTTCAAAAAATCCATTAAATCCCCAAATATCTTCTATGCCTAAATAAATATCAGGTTTTAATTCATAAATAGCTCGATCAATCATTTCACCGCCATAACCAGCAGTTGATTTTTTTCTTTCGTCGTTAGCTATTTCTTTTTGATGTTCAGGATCATCAGGCAAAGATCCATAGCTTTTCCAAGGAGTATACTGCAACTCATCAGAAGACCACGGATAACCATTACTGAATTCAATGATTTCGTATTTACCTGTGTTATACAAATATTTTAACAAATTTTTCTTATGCTTACCGAATCCGGTAAACATTTTGCAATGATTACTATGAATAAGAATTCTCTTTTTACGCATTAGAATTCAGAATCTTCAGTTTCAACTTTATTGGTCTTCGCTGGCGCTGAAGCTGGAGCTTGAGCTTTTGAAGCTTGATTCTTATAATCCCCCTTTGGAGCTATCTTTCGAGTATCGTCTAGCAATGAATAAAACTTATTAATGAAAGCTACTAAACGAACCATTTCTCCGGGCTCAAGTGGAACCTTAAATGTATCAGCTCCGTTTCTAATAAAAGATAAACCATAAGCTGTATAAGTCACAGCATATTCACCAGTACCCTTCTTCTTTTCGTATGGGCCAAACTTGATTTGGGTTTTATTTGACTCGCTTGAATGAAAAGCAGAATAATTAGCTTTCGTTTGAAAAGCGTTAATTATTTCACCAAGCTCAAATTCATTGAACTTGATAGCGATAGTCTTTGCGGGGTTATTCCTGCTCTCTGCAAAAGAACCTGTTTTCTTTTGTTCGTCCCAAGAATGTTGTGCAATACAATTTACGTAAAACTGAGGCTCTTGATCGTTCTTTTGGGAAATTTGAAAACTAATAGCGCAGCCGGTATTCTTCGAATTAGGCTTATAAATTTGTAGATTCATCGCAAGATGATAAGTCTTGCGAAGCAAAATTTCTACCAATTAATCAGCAATATAATAGAAAATTGTACGAGCAGCGCCGCTGATGTTTGAATCAAATTTAACAGGCACAGAAGGCTGAAGAACTTGATTAGCACCGACTGAAACAACACCAGCACTACCGCTAATACTACCTAAAGCAGCAGTGACATATATGCTTCTTTCGCTTGGGCAACTAATAGTAGTTCCAGTATTAAAAGTACAAAATGGGACGAAATTATTATTCATTATGTTTAATATTACACTTATTGACTAGCTTTTAGAAGCGCTTCTAATTTACCATTTGGAGTTGATATACCGCCAATAGCAGTAAATATAGATAAACCATCTTTCACACCTTTATAAATACCTTGATGAACTGTGCTATTAGTTTTTAGAGTTCTATTTAATTGATTGAAAGCGTTATCTAGATATTCTTGAGGAATACTATCTAGAGTTTTTTCATCACCAATTGCTACAGCGGCAGCAACGCTACCAGTAGCTAAATCTAACTCACCACAAAGAACATTGCGTTTTAGATTTTCTCTAACAGCTTTAGAAATTTCAGCTTCATTTTTAAATTCAGTAATGTTAGCTGCGCCAAACACCATGATGCCTGAATCTAAAACAGTGCGAAAATCATTTGTATCAAATGTGCTATATTGACTATTCTTGGTTATGATATTATTAAATAGATGAAATAAAGCACAAATATTAGCATTAGCTACTTGCCAGAACTTGTTTACAGAGAGTTTTGGATATAAAGCATTAATCTTTTCATTGTCTAGAATAATTAATGGAGAAACGATTTTGTCTTCAACTAATTTACAAGCTTCTTTTAATGTAGCATAAGCATTTTCACTTACCTTCTTGCCTTCAGATAATTTAGGCAGCGCCAATATCAATCCAACGTATGGAGATGTAGCTTTAACTGTTGTTTGATATTCTTTAAGGGTTTTAACTAATTCTGAACAAACGCCTGCTCCAGTGCCGCCACCAGCTCCAACGACAGCAAATACACGATCAATATCAGTTCCAACTGACTGTTTAATAAAATCAACTACATCCTCTTTATGATTAATAAATGCTTGTTTAGCAAACTCTCTATTTTTGCCAGCTCCTTGCTGCTCGCCAAACTTCAGCTTATTTTTAACATTGATAGTTGCTAAATCTTGATCAGCAGTATTAATGACGCCAACTCTAGCATAACCAATTTGAGAAAAGGTTTCTGCTAGTTTACTTCCTCCTTGACCAGCTCCAATAAAACCAAACTTAAAACCTACAGCGTCTTTATCTTTTAATTCGACTTGTGCTGGTTCTACTGGATCTGGAATGTCAGGCATAGCAAAATCGAATGTATCGTTTTTGCCATCATTGTTTGCGTTGACATTGTAAAGAGGATTATATTCACTCATATTATAGAAGATTTAAACTATCGCCCATTCTAACATCGTCCCAACTAGCTTCGCCTTTCATTCTCTCTCTAACTTTAAATTGAGAATAACAAACAGCTAATCGCTGTTTTTGATCTTTGAAATCTTTTAACATCATGTCATCACTGACACATCTGCTAACGAATTCTTGTTCTGTCTCTTTCTTGCGAACTTTAGGAAGTGGCATATATTTATGTTACACAAATATTATTGTCTTTTACAGAAATTTTTATATTAGAAATTTCTTTATTCTCTAATATCTTTTCTGCAATCAAAGTTTGAATTTCACGCTGAATAGTTTTAATCACTTGTCTAGCACCAAAATTATCAAACTGAATTTTCTTAAATACATACATTATAACCTCTTCTGAAAAATCAATGTCAATATTTTTAGCACTCAGTTCTTTCTTAAACTGATTCATTTCTTTTTCTATAATAACTTTGATTTGAGATTCTTGTAATGGATTAAATACAACTATTTCATCCAATCTATTTAACAGATCAGGTGGAAAATACTTTTTTACTGAACTTAAAACATCAGTTTTTATAGAATTTTTAGCAGTGACAAAACCAATAGAATTATTATTTACTGCTTGAGCACCAACATTTGTGGTCATCACGATAATGCTATTAGAGAAATCAATTATTTTTCCAGAAGAGTCAGATAATTTGCCTTCTTCTAATATTTGCAATAATAAAAATAAAACTTCTTCATCTGCTTTTTGGATTTCATCAAATAAAATTAAAGAATATGGATTCTTTCTAACTTTTTCTGTTAGAACACCGCCTTTATCGTAACCAATATAACCTGGATTAGAACCAATTAGTTTATTTACAGCTGTTTTATCAGCATACTCTGACATATCAATAAAGATGAAATTATTTTTATTGACAAAAAGATTAGTCGCCAGAAGTTTAGCCGTCATCGTTTTACCGATTCCAGTTGATCCCGCAAACAACATTGAACAAATAGGCTTATTCTGATTACGAAAACCAGCTTTAGCGCGTATCAAACATTTATAGATTTGATCTATTTGTTCATTTTGACCTACAACATTGTCTTGAAGCTCTTTTTTGACTTGCTGAACTTTTTCAAAGTCTTGCTTTTTTAAATCACTAAAAGGGATATTAGTTTTATCAGATACAACCTGTAAAACATCATCCTCAGTAATCTTATATTTTTTACTCTTTAATTTATTTACTAATTTTTCAACAATTCCTTGGTATTTTGATAAGAGAGATTGAATATTTGGAGTAAATTGATTTTCACTTGCAATTTTATCTTTTTTAGCAGCCTTCATGATTTTACTTTCGATCTTAATCATTTCTGGCGTTTTAGTAAAATTCTTTAACTTAGCTTTAGATCCTACTTGATCAATAATATCTAAAGCTTTATCTGGAAATCTACCTTCAATATATTTTTCGGAAGTATTAATAATAAACTTTAATATATCGTCTGTAAATTCAATGATGTGATAAGCTTCGTAATCTTTCTTAATATTTTTTATTAAATCAAACGTCTGTTCTTTTGTTGGTTCTTCAATCTTCATCATTTGAAATCGACGATTTAATGCAGGATCATCGGCAATTGTTTTGCGATACTCATCAAAAGTAGTCGCGCCAATACAACTGATTTCTCCTCTAGCTAAATAAGGCTTTAATATATTAGCGACATCATGCCCATTTTCTGGATTCCCAGCGCCAATGATTGTATGAATTTCATCAATAAATAATATAATATAAGGATCGTTTACTATTTCTTTTAACAGATTCTTGATCTTTTCTTCAAACTCTCCTCTATATTTACAACCTGCAATCATCATTGGTATATCTAGTGTATAGATCTGTTTCAAACCTAATAGATCTGAACATTGATTATTTACAATAGCTTGAGCTAACGATTCGACTAAAGCCGTTTTTCCGACACCAGCTTCACCCACAATCAAAGGATTATTCTTTGTCTTTCTACAAAGAACCTCAGATATCTTTTTAATTAATTCTTCATTAATATGAAGATTATTTATTTTACCAGAAATTACTTGCGCATTAAGACTAGAAGCATATGTGTTAAGCATTTTATATTTTCTAGCATCAAAAGATTCGGACATCTTTTGTTCTGGTTTTGAGATGTCTTCTTTAATAGACATCAAATCATCTTCTTCTAATTTGCTTTCTATATAGTCTACGATATTTTCAAAATTAAAATCGATGCTGGATAAAAATAATTGAAATAAATCATATTGAACCTCAAACATAGCTAAAAAGATATGTTCAAGTCCAATGTATTTATGATCAAATTTTGCTGATATTTCTTTGGCGCAAGTGAAAATGGATTTAGCTGAATCAGATAAAGAAGGCTTATTGCTCTTTTTATTTGTTACAGAATAGTTATCATCTATAAACTTAGAGCATTTTTCTTTTATCTTAACTACGTCTAATTCAAATTGTAGAAAAGCTTCTTCTATTTGATTGTTACTAAGATTTAGAAACGCATTAAATAAATGAAGATGCGTAATTCTAATATTTTTATGCGCTAAAGCTACTTTCAAAGCTTCTTTGATAAGCTTTTGCGCTCTTGGTGTAAGATTTAAATTTTTCATTCTACGTCAGATAGCTTCATATAGATTTTATCATCAAGTATTGCAATGTTCTCTATCCATAACACATCATCACCTTTTCGTCCAGTAAAAACTACAATGTTTTCTTTTTCAGGAATCTTTAAGCCATCTTCTAAATACTCTGATAAACGAGCTTTTTTTCCACCATCCATAAATAAACCCATAACGATTCCAACTTCATCTTTTAAAGCAATTCTAAAAAATTGATTATTACTCTTTTTGCTCTTTCCTTTATAAACATCATCTACAACTCCAACAATTTTAACTAAATCATTCTTTAAAGTAGATTGAAATTCTAGAGTATCAGTGAAAGTGGCTTCAGGTTGTTCAAAAACAGTTTTCAATTTGATAGATGGAGTATAACCAAGAAGTTTATTTTCAAATACCCAATTAGCAAATTTTTCATGATTCTTATTTTGGTCGTATATTTTCTTATACTCGTCGTACTTTTTCTTGAAGGTAGCCTTTCTTTTATCTGACATGAATGGCTTGCCATCTTGATTTATATTCTTATTCTTAAAAGCGCATTCACTAACGATTGTTAGAATATCATAATTATATTTATCTCCAATAGAATAAGCGTATTTCTTTTCTTTGTCTGTGAGTAGATTGAAGGTTTGAGCTTCGAGAACCAATCTTGATCTACGATGAGTATAAGAGCTTAATGTTCCAGCTTGAATCAAAGAAGACAATAAACCAATATTAATTCCAGCTTGTTTAGCTGTAATAAAGATATCAAATTTATTAGGAGTGTTGGTTTCTCTAAACTGCTGAAGTGATTCAAGCGTCTTTTCTGAAACACCTTTAATAGAATTTAATCCAAATCGAATATTCTTATCTTCAATATTAAAATCGATTGCAGATTTAGCTAAGTCAGGAGGAAGCAATTCAATATCAAAAAACATTAACTCTTTTGATATTTTATTGATTTCTTTATGAGAATCAGGCTCAAACTTAGAAAGCTTCAATAAAGCTAGAAAAAATTCTTTTGGATGTTTGAACTTCAAGTAAGTCGTCCAAGCCGCAAGAATAGCATAACTGATTGAGTGAGATTTGTTAAATGAATAGTTTGCAGAATCCTCTGCAACTTTCCACAACACATCACCAATAGCTGGATCTAGATTTTGTTCAGTAACCTTTTGTCGAATCTTGCCTTGCCATGCTGGCATTTGATCGACTTTCTTTTTACCAACAATTCGACGCAACTGCTCTGATTCGTCCAAGGTAAAACCTAAACGAACCGCCATCTTCATCAACTGCTCTTGATACAAGGGAATACCTCCAGTATAAGACAGCTCTTCTTTAAAGAAATCGTGAACAAGCTGGAACACTCCTGAAGCTGAATATGTTGCATATTGATCTACGAAATCTAATGCACCCGGACGAGCGATTGCAACTACCGCGCTTAATTGTTCAAGCGACTTTGGTCTAACTTTTTTACAGACTTTGAAGTTAGTATCAGCTTCAATTTGGAATAAACCTTGAGGGGTTTTTAGATTTTGCAAGTTTTCATATATAAATGGATCTTCTGGATCGATACTTGTCATATCCATGTTCAACATTTTGCATACTTTGTTAACAACAGTTAAAGTTCTTAATCCAAGAACATCAAATTTTACCATTAGTTCAGCGACATAATTCATATCATATCCGCTAACTAAATCTCCATCTGAAGTTTTCTGAACAGGACAAACTTCATCTATCTTGTAATAAGAAATAGCAATACCAGAAGGATGAACACCAGTGTTCTTGTTTAAGCCTTCAATCTTCTTAGCTATTTTAAATAGCTTAGGATTATCGTCGCACCACTTTTTAAACTTATCGTTTTCCTTAGCAGCTTCTTCTAAGCCAAAAACGCGACCGAATTGTTTTGGAATTAGATCGCTAATTTCGTTTACTTCCGTTTCAGAATAACCGCCAACAATTTTACCGCACTCTTTGATACAAAGTTTACTAGATAAAGTATTAAGAGTTAAGATTTTTGAAGTTTTACCAAAATGCTTGTTTTCAATATATTTAATAACCTCACTTCTGCGATCATAACTAATGTCGTTATCTACGTCTGGCAATAGCGAACCGTCAAGATATGTAATATCGTTTTTGATAATCTTCTTTGCGCGAGACTTACTGACAAATCGCTCAAAGAAAAGTCCATATCGAATTGGATCTACTTTAGTAACATCAACTAAAAACAAAACCAATGAACCCGCAGCACTACCTCGACCGGGACCAGTTGGAATATTATTTTCGTGACAGAAATTAAGAATATCCCAGTTTAGCAACACATAATCAACGAAATCAAGTTCATGAAAAATCTGCAACTCCATCTCTAATCTGTCTACATACTCTTTCTTATTTAGATTCTTATTCTCTAAACTGCGATAGCATAGAGTTTTAAGAAAAGTAAAATTATCTGAAGACGTTGGAATCTTCAGTAAATCATAATATTTACTATCGATTGATATTTGAGGCAATCTTACACCCGGCAACATTGCGTCGTCATAACTCTGAATATCTTGTAAAAAATTCATATTTCGATTTGCCAAAGCTGCTTCTGAAAGATTTTGAAGTTCATCTGAACGTCGTACATAGAATTATGCAACATGTTCTCATCAAAATCAATCTTATAATCTTTTAATTGAGCTTTTATGCTTGTTTTTAATCCTTTTTCTCGGAAATCATTTAATCTATACTGCCAACAAGTAAAGTCTAAATCCTTTTGTGGTTTAATGTTCTTTTTAATCGCTTTAGCGATGCAATTTGTATCGAGAATACGTTTAACATAAGAAAAATCAGGCGACTTACCTAGAAGTTTTCGGTATATATTATGTATGTATACGTCAAAACCAAGAAGATTTTGTCCTACTATTAGATAATCGCTATCATAAATATAATCTTCAAAAGAAGAAAGTATGTCTTTTGGATCGGCAGCTAATGAATGATAACGCCTTTCATCAAAATGAGTAACTTCTTTAGCTCCTTCTGACAGTTTCAGATCAGGCCAGTAAATATAATTATCTACTTCTTTAATAATCTGATTACCTTTTGCAATAATATAACTTAATTGCCAAGGCTTATTGTCTGTATTGACTAAATTGAGATGGCAAGTTTCAAAATCAAAGCAAATATATTTTTGATCTTTATTGAATCGTAACATTAGGAAAAAAATTAATATTTAAAGTATAAACCAGTTCGTCGTTTTTCTTAATGTTTTTAACCGCAACAAAAGAAACCTGTTTGTTCTTATAATCAATTAAAGCTGTTGTGTTATAGTTTTGAGCATCAGGTTTGATGTATTCACCAAAGCTAGTTAACGATACAGGAGTAAATAGATCATCAGTGCTGATACAAGGTTTATCTTGTATCTTGATTTCTGACTTAGGAAGATAAAAAGGATTCTTAGTTTCCTGATCAAACCAATTAGAAACAAATACAGTCGTTCCAGAACTAATATCTTCAGAAGCAACAAGTTGTTCTTTTTGATTGTTAATTTTAAGAGTCACCATAATTAATTTTATTTTTCCAAGATTGAAAACTAAACTGATCGCTACAAAAATGAGCGAGTTCAGGCTTTTCTAATGATCGATCTTTGCCATGACTTCTGTTACAAATAATCTTATAAGTCATGAAAGCGTCAACATCTTCATTATTTTTATAATAAATGCTTTTAGCCGTTTGAGTCTCAAAATTATTATTTTTTGTGAACTCTAAAACCTTTTCTTGAAGAAGCATGTCTAACGCTAAACCGTTATCTTCTAAAAAGAAAGTTGGCTTTGTAAATGAGAAATCAGGTATCGCATTTGCAAAAGATAAAGAATTAACATGTATAAATGAATCGTAAAAAGGAATGACAAGTTTTACATCATTGTCATTCCATAAGTCCTTGAGCGATTCATAATTCAAAAACCCGCTAAAATCACAAAAAGCTTTAGAATATATTTTATTTAGCAGTTTACAACCTTCACTATTTTTTGCAAAGATAATAACTTTGTGCTGACTGTCCGAATCTTCAGGCAAAGAAGAATTACGCATCGAAAGTCTTAATCCAAATATTAATTTCAGCTTAAGCTCTTTTGATCTCTTAAAAGCTTCAAAGAAACCAATCAGCGAATCCTCAACCAGAACAATCTCTTTTAAATTATTTTCTAATGCAATTTTAAATATACTATCAGAACCTTCTGGTGAAGTTTTCTTTGGATCATCTAATGTCAGTATAGATTTACCAATAGAATAGCAACTCTTAAATAAAGCTAACATATACAAGTGAATATATGTTATCGATCAAAAATTGTCAAGATCAAATTCGTCTTTCTTATTAAATGCTGGGCATCCTTGATAGTATTTTTTAACAATCTTTTCATCATTTTTTAATTTATATTGTAATAAATCTTCTTTTTGGAAAGCGCTTTTTATAATTTTATTGTCAGAATTAATAATACTATAGTAATGAAAAGGAAATTTATATGTACAATACCATTTAGGATTGCCATCTTTTTTTAATTCATTAGGCTTAGATGCAAAACCACACATTAATTTACCGCTAAAGCTGCCATCTTTTGGCATACCTTGGTTGTATGCAAGATTTGAAACAGCAGTTTTTTCAGTAAAACCATCAGCATATTTTTGATAAGCTGTTAATTCATGTTCAAATCCAAGTAGTTCGTATTTAGATTTTGGTATCATTTCCATAACACCATCAACATCTAAATCTTGTTTTAAAAACAAAAATTCCATCTTTATGTTTTCAAGATGGGGATAAAGCTTTCGAATAGCCAGAGTATACATATAATCTTGTAAATTATCTGATACTTCTTTGCCTTCGTATTTTTTCTTATTAGTTTTAAAATCGCGTATTAAAACAACACTGTTATTGCCGTAGATAAAAAGCTTATCTATGAAACCTTTTATCTTGTATTTTATGTCATTTTCATTTACTTCGATTTCAAAGTCTTTTTCAGAAATGACTTCTGTAGGCTTACCAAACTTATTTCCAAAAAAATCATAAAGCAAACCTTTATATATCATTTCTTTAATATCGTCTACATGCTCGTCTTCACAAATATTTTTATTCTTAACATGTTTTAAAACAAGACGTTTGACAGCTTTTGATGCAAAAGGATTTTTCTTTTTTAGAATAAGATCATAATGCTTTTTATGTCTATCGATGCCAAGGCATTCAAAAACTAAATGCACAATTTCTCCTTTTAAAGCTCCACTATTTGTTTTATCTGGAAGCTTTAAAGGATACTTGCACCAATATAACCAAGAACAAGATTTAAGCGTCTTGATCTTGCTGGCGGATAGTGTTTCTTTCAACATTTAATTGTTCCAGATAATCTTCAAGTAACGAAATAATTTTCTTGTCAGATTTATTATTATACAATTCTTTAAGAATATATTCTACTTGGCTGATTTTATTTACTTTCTTGTTAATCCACTTATCGATACTAATATCTTTTTCAAGCATTTCGCCAAAATCTTTAACAACAGGAAGTCTAATCTCAACTTTATTTATATCAAAGTACTTAATAAGTTTTAAATATATCTTAATAGCGGCAAGAAGTCCGCGATTATCTGCTTTATCTTGATCGTTGTTTGTTGATATATATATCTTATTCAACGATAAAGACATCAAGTAAGATAATTGCTTTGAACTGATTTCAAGACCAAAAACAACAAGGTGATTATATAAGCCTTGTTGCGATAACGCCAAACTATCTCCAATACCTTCAATAAGTATTATTTCTTTCTTTTCTTCAATTGTTTTACTGAAAATATCAGAAGGTAAATTTATTGGATATATCCAATTAGCTTTTCGACCAAGATGTTTCCATTTAGGAAAAGCTGAATTTTCTTTCCATAACATGTGTCTGCCACTCAATCCAACAACTTTTTGATTTTCATCGAAAACAGGAAAAACAAATCTGCCATTCATTTTGCCTGACATTGCAAATCCTGATCGATATGTTTTTAATATATCATCAGATATTTTTTTATTGTTATAGAATTGATAATGAGGAAGTAAGGTTTTAACCTCATCATGACTGAAAAATTGATCAGCTTCCATTTTAGGAGTCTTAATTACATCTATAAAACAATGATTTTTATCTTCAATTACCTCAAAAAATTCTTTGAGCCTTATATCGTCTTGACAACTTAATTCAATAAGCTTTTTAAATGGTTGATAAGTTGTATTAGCTACAAAATCTTTCCAGATTCCAGTATCCTTCCAAATTTGTAAAGCAGTTCTATTATCTCCATTGCGATAAACAGCATTTGTTTGCCAATATTTACCGCGATCGTTTAAATTATAACCAAGTTCTAAAAGAATCTTTTCGATTCTTTCTGCGGGATTTTCAGTCAAGTTCTGGTACATCATCGCCTCCATCTTTAGCTACGGTTGCTGTTGCAGTCAAAGAATCAACAATATCACGCAAATCGCCTTTTTCGTTAACGCAGAAATTAGCAATTTCAAGATTTACGAAGTTCTTCTTTAATGTGTTATCTGCCATTTTTATTGGATTGATAGCGCCAGCAATATCTTTTCCTAGATGGCGAGCTTTTACATTAATTAGCTTATGAGTTCCAAATCCCGGCTCACTTTGTAGCTCATCAAATGTTTTATTTCTAAGAATAAACATGTGAGATGAAAATTGAGTAATTCGATCAGAAAGCGAAACGATGCTTTCATCATCTGTAACATTTGACGCTTGTTTATTTGTAACAATACCAGCGCGATTAGACTGAACAGAAGTCATCATTGAGATACATGGACCTTTATCAGATTTAATATCTCTTTGAATAGTTCGTTTATATTTATCAACCATTTCACCAACCAACTGCCATTCAGTTTTGTTACTATTAGCTTCTGTTGTTGTTTTAATATAATCGAAGCTAAAAATCATCGGATTACCACGACCAATTTTAGAATAATAAAATCTTTTCAATACACTTATTTGAGCATCAACAGTCATGCCACCAACATTGTAATAATATAAATGTTTATATCTGTTCTTAAGAGTTTTCCAGACAGATCGAACATTTTCTACTACTTCAGTTCCAGCTTTTCTCCAGTTTCCACTTTCAAGCAAATACATTGGAACCTTAGACATTGCGGCGCACTGTCTAAAAATTAATTCTTCCTTGCTCATCTCTCCATTATCAAAATGAAGAACAGGTACAGAATATTGTTCAGAAACCTTAGTAGTAAAATCCAAACAGAATTGAGTTTTACCAACACCAGAACGAGCAACTATGACAGTTATGTTTCCGGGTCTCAATAAAGATCCATACATATCCTGAAGCTTAGGATGTGGACCAGCAAAACCAAACTCTGTAACAGGATTGTTTCCTCGTTCTTCAACCAACTGTTCCATCTCATCGAAAATATTTTCTGGCTGATCTGTACCAGTTTCGTAGAGATTAATTTGTTGATTGTATAATTTATCAGCTTCTTCAATGATCGAGCTATAATCAGCAGAAGTTGATATAGCCCGCATCTTCTTGTTTATTTCAGCACCGCATAAAGCTATTTCACGACGAATAGTATATTTCTTTAATTCTTTAGCTACTGAAATAATAGAATCAGCAGAAAGCTTTTTAAGCGATAGAGACTCAATATAGTCAGAAGGATTTATATTATCCTCGAAACTAATACCATAGTTTTTAACACGTTGAGAAATTACAACTTCATCTATTTTTTCTCCATTCTCAATCGCTTGACGTAAAACTAAAAATATAGTTCTATTAATTTTAGAACTTTCACTCCAAAAATCTTTTTCTGTTATAAATGAAGCTATCTCACTGTATCGATCTGGATATTTAATCAAACCAGCTAACAACTGCGTCTCTAAATCGTAAGAGTATATCATTTTGAAGCAGTATAGCCTCAATCTCCAGACATGTCAATAGATTCTTCAGCGTTGTCGATTTCGTTTAAATATTTTTCTATAGCCTTAATTAATCCCATTTCTACCAGAGGACTTGCGACTTTTGTATAAATCATAGGACAACCATCTTGTGACACGTATGCAACAATAAACCCTTTAGAAGATTCATCAGATCCAGTAAACTCGTATAACTTATTAAAATAGTTATCTGGAATTTTGAAGTTTTTAAAATCTTCACCTGACGGTTGTTTTTTCATTTATATTATAATATTACACCCTGAGACTCAAATAGATATGTATTTATTATATCGTTTTCGTAAATAGTTACAAGTTTTATATTATTTAGTTCACAAAACTTCTCTTTAGCTTGATCTCTCTTCAATTGGTGCAAATAATTAATACGATCTTGATGAAAGAACTCAACATATTGTGTATGTTGTCTTCCTTGTACTTCTATTGCAATTTTTTTATTAGCGTTGTAAAAATCTAACGTTAAACGTGTACCAACAATTGGAAACTCTTCAAAAACAATATTTCCAAACCAATATTTTTTAACAAACTTTTTAACACTGGTTTGGAACTTGCTTCTGCTATCTATATCCCAATCTATGATATATTGTTTAAGATTTTTACATCGTTTCTTTTTATTGGTCAGTGTCAGAAATTCCATCGCCAAAACTTAGTAGATTTTCACTGATATATTTAAACAAAAACTTCTTTAAAGCTTCATTATCATTCATGAGGTTTTCAAATTTTGCAGATCCTTGAATCTTTTCAGGAAAATCTGTAAAACCCGCATCCTTAAGAATATTTAAAAAGTCTTCTTCAAAATTGATCCAAGCTCCTTTTTGTTCAGCAAAATTCCACATTAATAGAAAATCAAATATCTCCTTCTCTATCCAATTTGATGTTCCATTTTTGCGACCGTATCTAATTGGATATTTAATAACAGAATTTGTCTTTTCGTTAGTTGACTTTTTAACTGTTATTTTTACAACATGACCGATATAAGGATTCTTATATTCATCATAGTTAGCTTTTTCATCTTGAAGAATGAGATCACCTTTAAAACGAGGTTCAAATTCAATAATCCAATTTGCAAAATGCAATAATGCATTACCGCCAGTTGCGCTGGTTTGACGAATTGGGGCTTTGCTATATGGATCTAGCTTAATATCTGCACGAACCTGTGAAATAAATATGCACATGTGCCCACGCTTTTGAAGCGAAATAGACATGCGCTTCATTAAGTCAGCAGCAATAACAGCTCCACCAGCAACCTTTTGAGATTCTTCAAAAGTCTTATCTAAATCACCTTTTCTGATAAGACCATCTACAGAATCTAGCAAAAAGAAATACCTATTCTTTTCATCATTTTTCCCAACTAGAAGTCTGAGCGCATCAAATACAGTTTCATAAATATTAGATTCAAATACAAAACATGTACCTTTTACCCATTCATCTTCTGAGAAAACAAACTTAACACCTGATCTTTCAATCATTTCCTTGCTCAATCGTCCTTCAGCTTTAATATAAAAGCCTTTACCATCTTTTTGAGTATCTAGAAAATTCTTCATGAATTGCAAAGCGCAACTAGTTTTACCGCCTTCATTCATGCCTACAAAACGATGCAAACCAGTGCCTAAGCCCCCACCTAGTTTATAATCAAAAATTAAACTACCGCTAGATACGCGATAATCTATTGTCTCTTCAAAATTATAATGCGATTCTTTATTCTGCTTAAGAAAGCTTTTGAGCTGTTCTTGAGAAGTTAAAATGCTTGCCGCTTCAGTTGATTCGTCTTTTGATTTTCTACTCATTTTAAAAATTGCTTAATTGTTTTTGGTTTGCTTTCTATATTATAATCATCACCTGTTTTATCGCCTATGTTTATTTCTGGATTCTTAAATTCAGGTTGAAAAAGAAACCATTTATATTTATCTGCTATCTCATACTTTCTTTCAGCTAGAAATAATGTTAAACAATTTACTTTATCAAATTCATGAGTTTCCCAGAATTTCATATCGGGAAAATCTTTAAGTAATTTATTTAATAAAGAATATTGTTTCTGCCAAAATTTTGGATTCTTTTTATTAGGCGCAAACAACAGTTTTTGTAACAACTGTCTTTTATTCATGCCAGAACAATAACAGAGAACAATAAAGATGTCAAGATACAAAAAAACCGCTGGTTTCCCAGCGGTTATATATTAACTGTTAGAATTAAACTTTTGGATTAAATGTGGGGCTCTGTAAATGAGGATTTTTAGGAGCAGCAGCTTCTTGTTCTTTTTGTAGCTTCTCGTCTATTTTAAGACCTTCTTCAGCAGCTTTCGGAGTAATGTTGCCGCTTGGTGGAGCAGGCTCTTGAACGAAAACTGCGGTTGGTTCGGCTTGCATTTCTTCCATGTCTTCTTTTTCGCCATTTTCGCCTTCATCACCAGATTCATTTTCATTCTCTTCTTCATCTTTAACTTCGATTTCAACTGTTGAACTTAAACTCATTAATTGTTTCTTGCCTTCCTCTGAAAGAGTTCCAGCTTTTTCATAACGTTTTAAAATGCCTTTTTTAATAACTGTTGGTAAACCCATTTGCTTTTCAGTGAGTTCGCCAGCGCCTTCCATAAGCATTTGACGGTTTTTCATATATGACATGCCGCACATGTATTTAGCGTCGCTTGTTGACATGCCAGCAGTATTAACAAACATGGCATCATTCATCATGCATTCGCTCATATATGCACTATGAATTTCATTTTCATCTGTTTCTAAAACATTTGAAAGTGAAACTTCTGCGATAAATTGTTTATTGTTAAATTTTAAATTTGCTTTCATTTATTTTGTACCTTCTAATAAATTTAATTGATCGATGGTTTTTGTTAAAATATCACCTTCTTTAAAATTAGATCCATTGTTAGTGACTTCGTATGCAATTACTTGACCCATGTCGTTATCTAAGTTTTTAATTTGTTTGATGATGCCTTCACTGCCAAAATGTTTGCAACTGGCATTTGTATTTAAAACACGCATACCTTCTTGCATATTTTTGTTTTCATGTGGGCCGCCTTCTTGAGAATATATAATATAGTTATGTACAGCAAATAAATAATCTTCCATTAATGTGATTTTGCTTTGTACCCAAGGTTCTAATTTAGAAGCATATGATGGATTCGCTCTGAGTTTTTCGAGTAAATCTTTTGAATAATCTGAAATATAAGCTAATTGACCTAAAGCCATTTCGTAACTTTCTTCAATCAATTCAGAATTATTTTCTTCTATTTCTTCTGTTATTTCAGGAACTTGAGCCAAAGATGGCATCAACTTTAATAAATCTTCTTGATCCCATAATGTTTCGCCATCCCATTGATGAATAATATCATTGATGCAACCGTTTGAAAGATAATCAGAAACAGATTTTTTGCTTTGCCAAAATTTACAGCTCCAGTATTTTGCTTTCCATCGAGGTCCAGGATTTGTGTCGCATTGATGACGAGCGCGAAAACTCTTACGACGAGCCGGATCGTCGCGTTTGATTTCCATATTAGGATCACCAAAATTTACTTTAACAACATTTCCTTTGTCATTTTTGACATAAACAGAAAATTTTTTCGGTCCTTTGGGAGTACGAAAAGGTTTATTTAATACTTTTTTTAATTTTGCTCCTTGTATTTCAGAGCTTAAATTAATATATACATTCATTAACATATATTATTACACTTTTTTTGAAAAAGTGAAATCCCATATTTTGCATCTTCGTGTAAAAATAAAATATGAAAGGCGTTTATAAAATAAAAAACAAAATCAATAATGATTTTTATATAGGAAGTTCTATCAATATTAAAAAAAGATGGAATAGGCATTTGTCTCAATTAAAAAACAATAATCATTCAAACTATTGGTTGCAGCAACATTTCAATAAATATGGTGAAGAAACTTTATGGTTAGAAATAATAGAATTATGTGACGACGTTAAGAAAAAAGAACAATATTATTTAGACACGCTTAAACCTGCTTTTAATATTAATAAAAACGCTTCTGGTGGAGATATGATTTCTAATCATCCTTTTAAGGAACAAATAAGAAAAAAGCAACTCGAAAACACAAGAAAAGCTGCTTGTTGTAAAAATTTAAAAGACAAAAGAAGAAAAAATGCCAAAACAAAATATCCAAATGGTCCAATGTTTGGTTTAACTCATTCAAATGAAACCAAACTTAAGATGAGCCAAACAAGAGGTACAAAAATTGAAATAGATGGAGTTGTTTATAACTCACTCAGACATGCAGCTTTAGAACATAACTCTAATCATCATGCTATTTTAGCAAAAGCTTTATCTAAGAAATATCCCAATTATAAATTACTTTAAAGTTAATAGATACTTGGTTTTATTTACATCAGCTAACATTTCATCTCTAATATTTAACAAGTCAGTATCTTTCTTAGCGTCTAACATTGTTGGCACATCGTTTACCAAATATGTTTCCATCTCATTCATGAGAGACATTGGACCTAAATTTTTATAATTTTCAAGAATTAAATTAAATGTTGATGGGCTTATAATTCTACCATATTTACCCATAAACACTTCAACAAATTGATCGATATGTCCAGAAAGGCCGTCATATAAATCGCCTAATGATTTATGTTCAGAGTATGACGTTGTTTGCCAATGCAAAATTTTAACTTGATTTTGATATGTTAGAAGTTTAGTTACTATATTCATTTATTCCTCTACTTCTATATAATTTAAATTTAATTCATCATCATTTACACCAAATTCTTTTAAATCAGAAAAAGCTGCCGCAAAATCTTCTTCATCAAAATCATCAAAATGATAAATATCTACAATTTTATCATTCATGATTGTTATTTTTGGGGACCTGTTGGAGCATTTGGTCCGGTTGCTGGACCTGTTGTTGTGCTAGGTTTCTTTTTTGTTTTAGGTTTAGCTGGGCCGGTTGTTGGTCCTGATCCGGGTCCAGATACTGCTGTTGTTGTGTATTTCATAAATTATTTACTATTTGCGATGTCTTGATCTGCGCGACGATAAGCATCTTTTACTTTACCTCCACTCTGCATTCTTAAAAATGTATTGACCCTAGCCATTGCCCATTGTGCTCTAGATTTTCCGGGGCGATGGGTAGCACTAAATGCGCCTAATCCTCTTCTATAAACTTTCTTTAACTGTGATAATGTTACTTTTTTAGAGTATTTCGCGTTATGATTTTTTACTTTTTCTTTTAATGCATTAGTCACTTTTTCACTAAATGTAATTTCAGCTTTACTTACTAATTGTTTCTCATCTTTTCTTTTAAGCACTTCTTTAGCTCTTTCTTTAGCATCAGGAGTAGTTCCAGCAGAACCGGGTTCGTTTATTTTAGAACCCTTTTTCTTTTCTTCGGGTTTAGCTGGAGTTTGAGCAGAACTTTTAGGTCCTTGTCTTTTTTTTGCAATTAGATTCGATAAATCTATTAAAATATTCATTAGGATAATTTGTGTTCTTTTTTTGTAGATTCAGGAATAGCATCAACAAAGTCTTTACCTTTGCTTTTTGCTTTTTGATAAAGTTTCTTTATGAATTGATCATAACTCATTGGGCTTTTCATTCTACCAAAATTGCTAATTGCATCACGAACATCTTGAGGACTTACAATAGGAAAGCTGCGAGTAGCAGGAAATAAAAAATCACTATCTTTTAATTGACTGCGTTTCTTGCCTCCATATTTTGATTGATAAGCGACAATTTTATCAGAAAAATCTAAAATGAGATCCATATAAAGATTTATACACTATAATAGCAACACCTAGAAAAAATTAAAGCCGCCTTTCGGCGGCTCTTTGATTATCTAATAGGGCATATTCCTGCTGCACATTCTGCCATGTCTAACATTTCATTAGAATTGATAGATAAAGCACTTAATGGCTTAACTTTAGCCTTGGCGGCTAAATACGACTTTTCGTCAATTTCTTGATATGGAGCTTGCTTGAAGCCGTGATTCTTAAACAGCAAGAAGCTAACGCTCTTTATATTCTTTTCGTAATTATCTTTTAGCCAGTTTTGTAGAGCGGTGAGTTCCTCTTCCTTATAATATGCAGTAACTGATACAGCGTTGTCAGACCAAACGGTTTGAAGTTTCTTAACCATATCGAGCTGCTTAATTACATCCATGTCTTTTGCAAGGATTGATCCTGCTGGAGTTTCACATGGAAAATAAACAACAACGGTATCATGATTTTCTGTACCATCAAAATTAATTAGATATTCAACATGATATCCCATATCTTTGCAGATTTGAACAAGAGCATCAGAGCTAGACATGCGAACAGTACGCATATAATACTGACTATATGCAGGATGAACACCCGGAGTAGCTCCACCAAGCAAACTCAAAGTTCCGCTGGGCTTAACTGTGGTAAGCTTGATGCTTTCAGGCCATCCTCTTTCCTTGCTCCATTGCTTATCAAACTTACGCAAAGCGACATAACAATCATCAAGCCAATCGAGCTTATCAAGAGACTGGCAAACACCAGTAACGCCAAGACCGAGACGCATGTTTTTGTGAACGATACGATTTGTTTCTTCATGAATAAACGGAAGTGCAGCGATAGCTTTTTGTGTCTTATAAAGCAATTTTGCGCAGTCGATTAGCTCCTCTTTTGATTGAATATTGTTTAAATACAATTCACAAAGATTGCAGCATTCATAATTGGAAAGACTAATTTCTGCACAAGGATTAGTCATTTCACAATTATCTACCTCTGTTGGATACAGTTTTGATTCACTAATAGGTCCATCAACAATACGACCATACTTTTGGGAAAGAGGAAGATTAAACAAACCATAAGGCTCACCATTGGCGTATCCTGTTTGCTTATTTATTTCATACCCATTCTTCCAGACCTCTTCCATGATGTGATCAAAATTATCGGCATAGATAGTATTGTTGCTCATAGCTCGCCAATTTGGAACGTTACCAGAACTCCAGTTTTTAGCGCGGAGATATAGAATATCATCAGGATCTCCGAGAGCGATTTCTGCTGAACGTCTTACATTACCAGCAACCACAACACTTCCAATAATATTGCAAATATCAAGTACATCAATAGAACGAAGTTTTTTACCTTCTCTACTCTGGAAAATCTTTGTGATCTTTTCAATTCCATCAATAAGAATTTGTGGTCCGCTTGCTTTTCCACCGAATCCTCTGATGAGTTCTCCATAACCGCGAATTAAAATAGTAGAATATGTAAAAGACTTTCCATTTACATAAAAAGCGTCAAGAACATTAGCCAGTAGCTTAACCCAACCTTCTCGCGAATCAGGAACAATAAAATCTGCATCTTTAGTAGCCTCATGAGAAACAACAACCCCCTTCTTAATCTTGGGAAGTTCATGAACGTCTTCGCGACGAATACTATAACCTACACCACCACCAAGCATTAGATTTTCAAAAAGAAAAAGAAACGCTTTTGGCTCACGCATTGCTGTTGCCCAACAATTGAGAAGAGAATTAGCTCCAAATCGATCAACAGTTGAAGTTCCAAGCTGCCAAAGCATTCTACCCGCAAAATTACACTTTAGATTAAAAACATAATCATAAATCCTTTCAGCTTCTTCTTGAGAATATTGAGCACCAATTTTTTGGGCACCATTAATACAGCGAGCGACTGTTTCCCACCACTCTTCAGTATTGCCATCCTCTTTTAATCGAGCATAAGTTCTTTTATATACTATATAACCAAGACCATTAAAGCCCCAGTTGGGCTGCTTGTTTTTGTATTTGGAAAGAAAGGATTCAGAAAGAATATTTAAGTCAGTCATGATAAAAACAATTATACACTAATTTGAAAAATTATCTATGTCAAAGCGTATCATTTTTTCAACCAATTTGTCAAATGAAATTTGAGGTTTCCACCCTAATTCCTGTCTTGCGGCTGTTGAATCTCCTAATAATAAATCAACTTCAGCTGGTCTATAAAATTTTGGATTTATCTTAACTAAACAAGATGATTCAACTTGTTTATCTTCTATATATCTATTATTAATATAGTATTTTTCATTAACTCCGTTGCCATGCCAGTACCCCTCAATGTGAGCATGATTGAAAGCTTTTTCTACAAACTCTCGTATAGAATGTGTTTCATCGCTAGATAAAACATAATCTTTTGGGTTTTTTTGATTCAGCATTTTCCAAACGCCATCAACAAAATCTTCACTATCACTCCAATCTCTTTTTGAATCGAGATTGCCTAATTCAATAGGTTCAAAAACTTGATTATTTTTTATAGCGTGATAAATTCTAGCAACTCCTTTTGTTATTTTTCTAGTAACAAACTCTTCTCCTCTTTTAGTTCCTTCATGATTAAAAAGTAAACCATGAACAGCATATAATTTATAAGAATCGCGATACACTTTAACAACATGTCTCGCTGACGCTTTAGAAGCGCCATATGGACTTCTAGGTCTTAAGGGATGATTTAAGTCTTGTGGAGTATAAATTACATCACCCAATTCTTCACTTGATCCTGCTGAATAAAATTTACAGTCAGCTTTAAATCTGCGAATAGCTTCTAAACATCTAACTACACCAGTAGCGTTTACATCAAAAGTTTGCAAAGGTATGTCCCAACTACATCCAACAAAAGATTGAGCGCCAAAATTAATAAAATAATCAGGTTGTATTTGTCTTACAATATTATCAATGCTAACTGAATCTGTTAAATCTCCATAGATGAATTCAAAATTAGGATGTTCTATAAAATTCTTGCAATTTATAAAATTTGGATTTGCGCTTCTACGCATCATGCCAAATATTTTAGCATTAGTATTTTTTAGTAAATACTCAGCCATGTTAGCGCCGTCTTGACCTAATATGCCAGTTATAATAATTTTCATATTTGAGTTTTAATCCAATTAAAAGTTTTTTCTAAACCGATTTGCAAAGGTTGAGATACTTCCCAGTTCATTTTTTCTCGATATAGCTTATTATCTGAATTCCTTCCTTTTACTCCAAGTGGGCACTTATGTCCATATTTTTTTATAAATTCTTCGCCGTATAAATTTTTTATTTTAATATTTTTTCCTGAAATTTTTATAGCCATTTGAGCAAGTTGATTAATACTAACTTTTTCTTCAGAGCCAATATTAACAGGTCCAGAGAAACGATCTTGTCTCATGAATCTTAAAACAGCTTCAATGCACTCATCAATATACAAAAAACTACGAGTTTGTAATCCATCTCCCCAAACTTCAATTTCTCCATTATTAGGAGTTTCAACAGCTTTTCTACACATTGCTGCTGGAGCTTTTTCTTTTCCACCTTTCCATGTTCCATATGGACCAAAAATATTATGGAATCTAGCTATTCGAACTTTTAATCCATAATTTCTTTCAAAAGCTAAATATAATCTTTCGCTAAATAATTTTTCCCATCCATATTCGCTATCTGGATTTGCAGGATAAGCCGAAGATTCTTCACAATTAGGATTGTTAGGATCTAATTGGTTATGCTCTGGATACATGCAAGCAGAAGAAGAATAAAATACTCTTCCAACTTTTTGTTTAACAGCTTCTTTTGCAACATTTAAATTAATTAATGCCGAATTATGCATTACATCTGCATCATGTTGTCCTGTAAAAATATATAAAGCTCCACCCATGTCTGCTGCTAATTGATATACTTCATCAAAAATACCATTCGGGGCAGTCATTGCTTTTTCAACAATAGAACTATCTCTTAGATCTCCCACTATAAATTCATCACAAATATCAAAATTTTTATGATATTCATGATTTTTTATATCTACAACTCTAACAAAATTGCCATCTTGTTTTAGTTTTTTAGCTAAATTACCGCCTATGAAGCCTCCTCCTCCTAAAATTAATATATTTTTCATATTTTATTTAATTGTTGTCACTCCTTTTTCTTGAATTACTTTTAAAGAACACGAATTTGCGTATTGAATAGATTTCTTTATTTCATTTGTTTTTAAATATCGAACGACAAATCCAGCTAAAAAAGAATCTCCAGCACCAGAGACATCTATTACTTCAATTTTTTTTGCAGGAAAATGTTGATTGTTGTAATAACAACCTTCATCACCACAAGTTTTAATTATCTTGGTTTCAATTTCATTATCAATAAATTTCTTAGATTTTTCGTATTCATGATTATTGATTTTGATAAATTTAGCTTTTTTAATCCAGTTTCCTAGTATCTTTTTGGTATCTATGATGACATTATTATTTTTAGAACAAATATATTCAATATCCTCTTCGGTTAGAAAGCCTTTATTATAATCAGAAATAACAATAATATCATAATTATAGTTTATTTCTTTTACGTTTATTCTTTCAACTTGATTGTTTGAATCAACCCTTAAAAACATATGATTGCTTTTTTGATCAACATATCTAGTTTTTGTAATGTCAAACCAGTTTTTATTTGTTTTAATATCGCAATTTTTATAAATTGATTTTATGTTTTCATAAACATTTTTTGCCATTCCAGAGTTTTCTTTTTTATCTAATACTTCTAAAACTGGAATAGGCTTGTCTGGAGCTAATCTTTTGCATGAACAATAAACATAAACATCTCTACAACTATCACCAATAACTAATATTTTTTTATTCATTCAAAAATAGCTTTTCTTTTCAACTATCATGGAAGGTCTTTCGGAAATAAAAGCCTTTTTATAAGCAATTAAAACTTCTTTTCCATTTGTAGGAACATAAATAGGAAAAGAAACAGAGCTTTTAAATAACTCTGTAAAATCTTGAGAATGTGTTGGTCCTGAATAAAATGGACCGCTATCAGCAACAACAGTTCTGAAAATAACTGGACACTTATATTCGCCATGTGAAATTCTTTCAATGTAGTTAGCGTGATTAATTATTGCGTCTGCGGCAACAAGCATAAAATCATGGCGTTCATAAAAAACAACTGGTTTATATCCTTCAAAAGACATTCCGATTGCTAATCCAGCCATTAAATTTTCTGCTACAGGCGTTTCAATCTTTTTATCATTGGACACATTAACTAAATTACCCATTGCGTTTCCATTCTTAACGTTATATCCAATAAATATAGAATTATGATTTCCAATTTCTGTCATTGCTTGAGTGACAGCATTTTTATAAGAAATATCAGGATCTATTTTTATTTCAGGAAACTTTTCTTCAACTAAATAAGGAAAATATTCAGAATCTTTCTTTTGTTTAAGTTTAGAAATATCAATTGTTCCATCCATTCTAGCGTGAGGATACGTTATTTGATATTCATATTTTCTAACGCATTTTGGAAAAATAGGATTAATAGATTTTCCCCATCTTTCATTTTTACTTGTGCAAACAGAGCGATTGTTATCTTCAACTATAAAAGTACAAGGTAAATCAAAACCTTCAACATAACGAGCGGCTTCAAATAAATGACCAGAATCTTCTGTTCCATCACCAACAAAGCACCATACTTTTTGAGATGAATTTTTCTTTTTTAAAGCTAAAGCTATACCTGCCGCTATTGCTGGAGTTCCTCCTATGATTGCTGATGTAAAAAAATTTCTTTTACGATCAAAAACAAACATGCTTTTTCCATCTATGATTTTTTGTTTTAAATCTTCAGGAGAAATTCCTGCCAACAAAGCGTGATAATGATTTCTATGATTTGAAATCACATAATCGCCATCATTAATCTCTTTAAAAATATCTATCAGTTGTTCTTCGTTTCCTCCAGATAAATGAAACAAAAATGGCAGTTGTAGATCTTTATATATTCTGCAAATTTCATTTTCGAAGTCTATTAATTGATTTTTTGTTGCGTAATTCATGTGTTGATAATAATTCTACCTGACGTACCGCTTTTTAATTTGTTTATAGCTTGATTGATATCATCTAAGTCGTAAGTTTCAGTTATTATATTATCAGTATTTATACTATTATTCAAATATAGCTTTGTGTATTTTGGAATGTCTATATCTGGATCAAATCCACCAGCTTGTGTTGTTTTAAAGTTTAATCCTTGTGTTGAAAAGAACTTAATAGGGTTTTTTACTATCAAAGAGCTATTTTCTTTTGGTTGTGAAACAAATATACATCTGCCCTGCTCAGATAAATAAGGAATACATTCAGAAACTAAATCTAAATGACCCGTAGTGTCAATAATACAATCAAATTTTGAATAAGTTTTAAACAAATCATTTAATCTGGAAATATGAAAAAACTCACCTCCGTTTTTTTCTGTTAAAAACTTTTTGTTTTCACTTATATCAACGCCAACTATTGGACTCGCATATGATAATTTAGAAGCTAAAATACAATTCAAACCAACGCCTCCGCAACCAAGCACCAAAACGCTTTCGCCAAACTTAACGTTAGCTTCTTTATTAATAACGCTTAAACCTGTTGAAAGACCACATCCCAATAAAGCCGCAAAATCATCTGATACCGAATCATTTATCTTTGTAAGCCTATTTTCTGAAATAATAGAATAATTTGATAATGTTGTAATTTTACCGCTTGATATTTTTTTCCCATTCAAAATATAATTAGGAAAATCAGATTCTATACCTGATCCTTTTCTCCAATGCAAAACAACTTTATCTCCTTTTTTAACTTTAGTTACGCCCGATCCAATTTGTTCAACAATTCCACATCCTTCATGCCCTAATAAGTGAGGTAAAAATTTCGCATTTCCTTTTAAGCCTTTAATTTCTTGAAGTTGTGCTCCACAAAGACCGCTTTTATTAATTTTTACTAAAATTTGACCAGTTTTAATTTCGCAAAGCTCTAAATTTTCAATTTTTAAGTCTGAATTAAGTTCTGTTAAAACAGCGGCTTTCATTTTACGTTTCTTAGTTCAAAGGAAGATAGAACAAAATCATCTTGATTGTCAATCAAATTTATAATGAATTTTGCTATTTTACATGGGTCCATCATTCTTTCATAATTGTCTCTGCTTTTTGTCATTTTTGTTTTCATGCCGCCTAAATGACAATCTATAACTTTGATATTAGAGGTTTTTTGATTGATAGAAAGGCAACTACTAAATCCAGTTAGTCCAAACTTTGAAGTGCAATAAATAATTTCATTGTAATTAGGATATTTACCAGCAAGAGAGTTTATATTTATGATAAGGCCGTTTTTGTTTTTTTGATAAAAATACTTTGAAAGTATTATTGGAGTAATTAAATTTACATTTATTATTTTTTGAATTTCTTCGTCAGAAATTTCGATAAATGATTTATTTGAGTATATAGCAGAATTATTTATTAAACAGTTAATTTTATTTTTTTCGATGAAAGTTTCTGCCTTTTTTAAATTTTTAACATCAGAAAAATCTATTTTGATATCAGCATCGTCATTGCAAGAATGAGTGAATACAGAATGTTTTTTTTCTTTTAGCTGTTTTATTAATTCTTTTCCAAAAGTTCCATTCGATCCTGTTATTAAAATATTTTTCATTAATCTGTCAGCGTATAAACTAAAGAATTGCCGTTCATATCAAATAAAACTAATCTTTTCTTAATAAAGAAATCTAGTTTCCATCCTTTCGCTGATATTGCTTGTCTATCATGCTCTGAAGGATCGTTTAATAGATATAATTCATTATGATTTAAATGATTTTTTATACAATCAATAAAACATTGTGCAGAACTTTGAACAGCAAATACTCTTTTAGCATTTGCTATGATAGGATACCAATCAAATAAAGAAAACCCCTCTATTCTATCTATATGTAACATTTTATAATTAGGCTGAAATGGTAATTTTTGAATAGCATTACTATCTCTGACTAAATGACAAATGTCATATTTTTCATTTAAATCTAGTTTCAGTAAAGAAATTAATTTGTTTTCTTTCTGCAAGTCTCTTTTCCATGTTAGTTTATATTTATCTTCGTGTTTTAAACCACATTTCAATATGCTTTCTATATATGCATATTTTCGTTCATCATTATACATTTCTCCTAAATATAAAGAAGAAGGAGATTTAGGACCTAATGGAAATTGGCAATTTATAAAAATGCAATCATTTTGTTTAGCATAGATTTCACTTGCTAAATAATCTGTTGCTCCTATTTTAAAAAAATTTATGTTTTCTATAGATCTAATTAAATCAGCAGTATGATCGCAATATGGAAAATGAACTTCATATCCTAATGCGGTTAGTTTTTGAGCTGCCGCAAGAGTATAAATAAAATCTCCATACTTATATGGTTGATGAATAAGTACTTTTTTCATTAGTTTATATTAAAAATTATATCGTGAGGCATTTGATTGTTTTTGTCGCTTTCAAAAATTGAAATTATTTCTTTCGATATGAACTTGGGATTAACGTACCAATCTTCATAAGGATCATTTCCGTTGTTGCAAACATTTTTTGCAATTAAATAATAACCCATTTTATTTAAATAATCCCTGCTTTTTTGAATAGTAGCATTATTGTAATAAGCTTCAGTTTCAAAAGTTATAATTTTAAATGAAAATTCATTAAATGGAATTTTATAAAGACATTCAAGAGTTTTTTCTGCAGGTTCGATATCAAGTTGCAAATAATCTATTACAGAAGGTGCATTGTATTTTTTCAATAAATCAATATAGTTTATATTTAAAGCATTTTCAATAATTATATTTGTTTTACTCCTTTTTTGTTCAAACATTTCTTTAACATTTCCGAATTTATTTTTTTCTTCAATTTCAATAGCGATACCTGACCAATCGTATTTTTTTTCAAGGAGAAAAGTATTACTTATTATTTCTGGATGCATAGCTCCTATTTCCAGAAAAAATCCATTTTTTTGACCATTTAATACAGATAAAATAAAAAGATCTTGATAAGATTGTGAATAGTTTTCTGTTATTTTATCAACATCTTGAAACTTTATTTTCAATTTATTATATAAACTTTCATTATACTTATTCATTTATTTTTATAAAAATTGGAGTGTTGTGAATTACGTCAGTGTCGTATCCTTTTTGTCCTTCTAGGACATTTAATTCATCAAATAGTTCTTGCAAATTATTACCGTGAATAGCTAGAAATGAAAGATTTGTTTTTTGAATTACTTTGTTTATGTATGCTTTTCTAGTTTCTTTATCGCATTCACACCAAGCATAATTGCTAATAACTATAGATTTATCTTCAACATCAAAGTCTTGATCTATTGTTTTTTTATTAACTTTAATGTTAAATTCCTTCAAGTATTTTTCTTGAAGATTTAAAGCTTCTGGTAAATCAAATAAAGTTATGGATTTAAATTTAAAAAATACATTTAATATTCTTACGAGTCCTCCATATCCACCTCCAATTTCAATTAAATTATAATCATTTAAATTTTTAAAATTTTTCAAAATGTCTCCAGCAAACTTAATATATCTTAAAGTGGTTGGATTAATTAAACCATTATTTTGATAATTATAAAGAACAGGATTGCCTACAGAATCATTCTTTTTCAAATCTTCTATTTTATTTAAGATTTCGGGGTGGTTTTGTATAACAAAATCTAAATATTTTTGCCCCTCTTCTTGGGTTAGATGTTCAAGTATGTTATTATAATTATGATTTGGTCTGCGAAAGTTTTTAAAACTTTCATCGCTCGATAAAAATTTATTTATTTCATTTATATATCCATAGCCAAAATAATCGCTTGTTTCCCATCCTAAAAATTTTTTATTTTCCATTAAAACACTCCTCTTTTATTAATGTCTATATTGTTTTCTTTTAATAAAGGATATAGTTCATTAAAATATTCAGATAAATTCCATTTTCCTTTAACTACCGCTGTAGCAATATATGGGTAGATAGATGAATCACAATGATTCATTCCCCTTTTATTTTCATTATTATAATAATATAAACCTTGAATTCCAAGTTTAAAACAAGCCTTTTCATACTCTTCGCACTCAAACCATTTATTCTGTTGAGCTTCTTCGTAAAGCTGTATGAATACATCTTTCTTCCAAATCGTTGCTTGCATGGAATACAAAGGAAATGAATCACGCGCTATTTCATAGATATTTTCGCAAATCATTTTATTTCCTAGATTTTCACCACTTTTTATTAATCTTATAAATGAATACTGTTTGTTGTTTTCTAAAAAAGATTTACAAAAGTTTAATTTTTCTTCATTCGCTTGATTGTATAAAATGAAGTCTTCTTGATGATATATAAAATAATCTTGTTTTATTTTTTTTAATGCATTTACCCAATGTTTATAATAAGGTTCTTGTGGATCATATATAGAATCTGCGTCGCAATCAGAAATTTTAAAAATATCGATTTTATTGAACTTTTTATATTCTTTTATAAATATATCATATACATCTTTATATTTTTGATTTGTGTATACTACACTGATCATATTAATTTTTCCCCCATACGCATGTTTGATAGGAATAAAATCCATTCATATAATAATCACGCTTGAAACCTTCTGATTGTAGCCAAGGATTTAATGTAGATCCTATGTCTAAATATATATTATTTTTATTAGCGTCAAATAATTGATGAGCTAATAAATTTCCAAAAGGTCCTGCGCAAAAAAGAAAAAGTTTATTTTTCAAATTTTGTTGTTTTATTTGATCGATTAAATAATAATCTTTAACCCACGCATTAAATCCTATTGGATAAAACTTTTCGACTTTAAAAGGTAAATTTTCAATTTTTGATTTTTCATTAGCTATTAAATGAACATCATATTTTGAATATTCTTTAAGAAATGTATTTTTATATATAGGGTAATTTGAATTAACAAATATATTAGCAAAGGTTAAATGTTCATCATCTTGTCCAGAAAATAAAATCATTTTTTTTGATTCAATTCCTTGGCAACAAGGGCATGATACTCCTACAAAATAATTTTCATTTTTATATTGAAATGATTCTATTAATTTATTTTTATAAAATTGTGGAGTCTGTTCTGTTTTTTCAAATTCATTATTGTTCAAACTCACATCATTCATAACAGCCCATTCTCCATCAGCATATTTTGAAAAAGCAAATGATGATCCGCTTTTCAATCTTTGAAACATTTTTAAAATTTCATCAGAAAAATTTTTCATTTTATAAACCTCTCATGTATTGAAAACCTTTTTTCTTGTAATGAGCTAAATTGCTTCCAAATTGGCTACCGTGATAATTGCAAGATATTCCAACAGCATCAACTCCGAATTTATAAGCTAAATCTTTTCTACTGCCCCACATTTCTGTATCGTTTTTAGGATGTGGAGGAACATAAGTGTTAAGGTTAAGATATTTTTGTAGAACATAAGAAAAATGCACATCCTCTCCAGAAAGATAATGCAAAGGTAATTCTCCTTCTCGCCAATAAGCTCCCAACCATTCTCTTTTAAAAAACCAGCTGTGACCTACAATATCGACTCTCTCTGTTTTTTCATTAGGATTATCCCATCCTATTCTATCATAATATCTGTAATCAAGATCATTAAATATTACTCCTATTGTTCCTAATAAACCTTCTGTTTGTTGAATTGTATTATAACAATTTTCTAACCATTTACTGCCAGGTATAGTATCATCATCAAAAACACAAACATATTTAGTTCTGCAATTTAATGCATAAGCAAATCTTGCCCAAACTCCAAAATTTGTATTAGAAACTGAAGTTACACAATTATTTGCAATATCATAATTAAATGGTTTATAGTTTTCTAAATCTCCTTTGTTTTGCCAAATAAATATATTTTTAGGTGGTAGCGTTTGATTTTCAAGAGCTTTGTATTGCATTTCTAACGTGTGTGGACGCTTAAAACAATTTAATACTACCGAAATATCTTTATTCATAAAATATATTTTTATTTAAACTAACTTAATATTAGGAAATAATATTTTTAGTATTTTAATAGAACTTTTTCCATTTCCGTATGGACATTTAGCAGATATTAAAAAATCATTGTTGATTTTCAAAAATAGGCTTTTCAAATGTTCTGGTTCTTTACATAATATAGCATGGCCAGATTTAATTCCTTCAGGTCTTTCTGTTGTTTTTCTGCAAACAATAATTTTCTTATTCAAAAAACAAGCTTCTTCTTGAATACCTCCTGAATCTGTTATAACTAACTTACAGTCTTTTAAAATATTAATCAAATCTACGTGTTGCAATGGTTTTGTTTTTTTAATATTTTTATATTTCTCAGCTTCTTTTTGTATTATTGGATTAGGATGAATAGGATAAATAAATTCAATGTTTTTATTTTCTTCAGCTATCGCGTCAATTTTAGATAACCATTCATTTATTAAAGATAGATTTTCATTTCTATGTAATGTTATTAAAATTTTAGACTGATATGACGTTTTATCTTTTACTTTTAAAAGATTATCTAATACTGTGTTTCCGGCCACAAAAATCTTGCCTGTAGTTTTTTCTTTTTTTAAGTTTTTGAAGGCTTCTTTTGTTGGACATAGATGAATATCTGCAATGCGAGATATCATTTGTCGATAACCTTCTTCTGGAAATGGATTTTCTAAATCATAAGTTCTTAATCCTGATTCTAAATATATTATTTTCTTCTTTAAGTGAAAGCATGATATTGCGGTAGCGCATACAGTTGCTGTATCCCCTTGAATCAAAATAGCATCGAAATCATTAATTATATTTTCAATTTTTTTGAAAATTTGCTCGAAAACAGAGTTTAATCTATTTTTATCTGTTTTTTCTATTTGAATTGAAAAATCACTTACGCCAAAATCTATTATGTCTGTGTGTTGTTGTACAAAACATGTTTTTATTAAACCGTTAGATTTTTCAATAATCGGTTTAATTTTTAAATATTCAGGTCTTGTGCCATAAATAGCAATAATTTTCATATTATATTTTTCCCCAAAAAAGAACATGAGCATTTTTGCAATCGTTCTTGAATTTTTCTTTTCCGTGTTTCACAAAATATTGATAACTACCTATTTGATTTACTTTATTACTTATTATCTTACAGCCGCACAAAAAAGCTTCTGCAAAAGAACGACAAAACGGTTCTTTTAGATTTGGATTATAATAGAAATGAGAATATTTATTGTAAATCTCTGGCATTTTTGAGTAATCAGTAATTCCAATGTATTCAACATTTGGAACGCTTCTGCATAAAAATTCTAGAGATGGATAGTTAGTCCATCCAGATACAACAAATTTCAAATCTGTGTTCTGTAGTACAAAATCAAAAAATTCATAGCTACCTTTTAATGGGTGCATATAACCAGCATATAAAATTTTGTTTTCTCTTTCTTTTTTAAGATCGCAAAATGAATCAGTGTCTATTGGATCTGGAACTATTTCTACGTTATGAAATATATCGCCATAATCTTCAACAAAGTATTGATGGTGGTATTCAGTTAAAAAGAATGTCTTTTTACAGTTAGAAAATAGTTTTTTTCTTTGTTCGTTTGTTAGATAGTTGTTTGAATCATGTTCAACGCGAATATGATGCTTATGTTTAGATATTTCGTCTAACAACCAATTGTTTTTGAAATGCAAAGAGCAGATATTTGAGCTAATTAAAATATCATAATCGTGCAAATTAATATGAGATCCAAAATTAGATTGATTTACTTTTAAAATATCGAATCCTAACGATTTTCCATGATCTATTAAAATTTTATCACTTCTTTGTGCTCCGCCAGCCGCTTGTTCCAAATCAAAATCTGCAAGCCAAAGTATTTTTTTATTGACATCTTGCATTTATTTATATACTCTAATCTTATGTTTAAGACAGAAGAAAGTCAAGAAGATTTTTATCTAGTTGAATGTGCTGATTGGCAAAGTATTATTTTAAGTTGTAGTTATACTGAAGCTGCTACTATAGCCTTAAAGGAGGTAATAGAAAAGCTAGGTAAAAATGCTAAATTGTCACTTTTAATGAATATTAAAAAAGTAAATGATAGTGATGATAAAATTGAATTTTTACACGTTCCAGAAGTATTAACAGATTTAGGGTATTATAAATTGGCTAAAGATTTATCTTCTTTATCCTCTTTTTTTCTTGACAAAGGAGAACCTTTACATTAAACTTTCGAAGTCTTCGAAGAAAGTTTAATTAATCAAAGTCAAACCACAGCGAATTTCCATAGTGTCACGTTAAAAAATTCCTCTGACTAACCTTAATAATTTCCTTAGGTATACCTTAGATGCAAAACACTCATAATTTTATTATTAAACGTAGAAAAAAAATCGTGCAAAAAGAACTTCCGCTTATTTTTGGAATAGCTGGCGTTGCTAGATGTGGCAAAGATACATTAGGAAAATATTTAATGCAAAAACTTCAAAAGAATGGATTTCCTTGTTTAACGATATCGTTTGCTTCTGCATTAAAACATGATCTAGATGACTTTTTGAAAGACAAACTTAACATTTCGGCTTTTACTGAAAACAATGCTGAAAAAGATGTTATAAGACCTATTCTAGTTTCTTACGGCACAGATGTTTGTAGAAAACTAGATCAAGATTACTGGATTAAAAAAATAGAGAAAAAAGTTAAATCTTCTATCAATAATAAAATAATAGTTATTATTACTGATGTAAGATATGAAAATGAAGCTAAGTGGATTAAACAAAACGGCGGTTTTGTTATACATTTAAGCAGAATGGGTCAAAAACCAGCTAACTTTCAAGAGAAATTAAACGATCCTATATTAAAACGGGCGGCAGATTACAAGATAAAATGGAAAACATTTACTGAAGAAAAAGAAACTTGCAATTGGCATATAAATCGTTTATTCTTTAAAAATAAATGGTCATTATATGGAGAATTTAAGTGATATACAATTAATCAAAAACATTAAAAGAAATAAACATGTAGATCAATCTTTATCAGAGTTAATCGATAGGCATTCTGGAATTTATCTAGATATCGTTAATTCTTTTCTAAAGAACTGTAATAACGATACTTTAAGAGAAGAAATCATAAACGATAAAGAATTAGCAATATATAATTCTGCCTTGAAATACGATGAAGATAAAGGAACTAAGTTTTCTACGTTTTTAGGAAATGAAGCTAAATGGATGTGTCTAAATGCTTCTAATAAAAATAGAAAATATATTGAACTAAACGATCATTCTTATGATTTTGAAAAAATAAAGTATGAATGTAATAAAGCTCAACAAGACTTTAAAGATTCAGTATTAAAAGATTTTAAAGTACAGCTGCAAAATCATCCTGATAAAAGATTGCACAAGATATTCTCGATGAGGTACTCAGGTAATAAAAAACTTACACCCTGGAGAAAAATAAGTAAAGAAATGAAATTAAGCATACAAGGATGTATTAATATTCATAATGCTGCATTGAATTCTATATCTAAAAACATAAGATCTAAATATGAGATTACTAGTTTCAGCGCCGATTAATTCTTTATCTTTTGGAAATGTTTCTGTAAACATTTTAAGAGAGTTTTATAAGAAAAATATAGATTTGGTGTTCTTTCCGATTGGAGATAAGTTAGATTTTGGCGCTTATGATAAGATCGACAATGATTTTATTGAATATGTAAAGAAAGCTGCATCATCTAGATACGAAAAGATAGATAAGGATTTGCCATCTTTAAAGCTATGGCATATTAATTCTAGCGAATCTCGATATACAAAAAATCAATCTCTTTTGACTTTTCACGAAGTATCTCAAGTAACACCCATCGAAAAAAATATTCTTAAATGCCAAGATCAATTATTCGTAACCTCTAATTATACGAAACGAATATTTGAAATGAACGATATTGCAAATGTAAAATTTGTTCCTCTTGGTTTTGATAAAGATTTTTGTTTAACTGGAAAAACTTATTTAGAAGACAAAATTCATTTTGGAATACTTGGTAAGTTTGAAAAAAGAAAAAACACAGCCAGAATAATCAAATCTTGGCTTAAGCTTTTTGGTAATAACTCTAAGTATCAGCTCTCTTGTGCTGTAACAAATCCATTCTTAGACAAAGCTAAATTTCAAGACGAAATGATAAAGATATTTGAAGGTAAGCAGTATAATAATATTAATTTTGTTCCTTATATGCAGACAAACAGTGAAGTTAATGATTACCTAAACAGTATAGACATTGATCTCAGCGGATTAAGCGGAGCAGAAGGATGGAACTTGCCTGCATTCAATTCTACCGCGTTAGGCAAATGGAGCGTTGTAATGAACGCAACAGCTCACAAAGATTGGGCAACAGCAGATAACTGCATTCTAGTTGAACCAACGAAGCTAAAAGACTGTTATGATGGAATCTTTTTTACTCCTAATTCAGCTTTTAATCAAGGTCAGTTTTTTGATATTTCAGATGATGAAATGGATGCTGCGATCTTAAAATCTGTTGAGTATGCAAAGAAGCCTAATCCAAACGGACTAAAGCTACAAGAAAAGTTTACATATGAGACAACAGCTGACACACTTCTTGACTCAATAAAGAATTAAAAGCGTCAAAATGACTCTATTAAATGATTTTTCAGCTTAAAAAAGTTGGCATGATTCTTGCTATATGTATTTTACTATGTACTACAAAACTCTTAAATATACATATAACGACACCGAAAACGAACTAGTTTTTAATTTTGAACTAGCTGGCAAATCTAAAGAAAACGTTAAGATCTTTACTTCAAACAAAGCGCTTAATATTAAAGTAGACGATAAGCAAACCTTTGCCATTGACTTTGATGATTATTTATATGATGTAAACGATTATGACTTTGAAAGTGTAACAGCTAAAATGACTAATGGCTTACTATCAGTTAAATTGCCCAAGAAGAAAGAAAGATTGAGAACGATAGAAATAGAATAAAAAGAAGCGCGGCCTAAAAACCGCGCTTTAATTTTTTATATATTTCATATAATAGTTATGGTCTATCAATTCAAAAATAAAAAAACAGGCAAAATTATTGACGTAGTAATGCCTATGAAAGAATATAAGCATTATTGCGGTGAAAACGGAGATGAAGATTTCTGGGAACGAGTTTATGATTTGCCACAAGTTAATATCGGAAACGCAAAAGTAGTTGACCCATTCGATAACAAAGGATTTGTTAATAAAACAGCAAACATGAAAGGTCGATATGGTGATCTATTAGATTATTCTTCTGAATTATCAGATCGTAGAGCGGCTTTGAATGGCGGCGAAGATCCTATCAAACGCAAGTATTTCGACGATTATAAAAAGAAAACAAACGGTAAAAAACACGTTAAAGATAAACCAAAAACAATAGAAACAAAAAATGCTAAAATTGAATTTTAAGAATAATTATCAGGTTGATATAGAGAATCTGTCAGTCTTGCTGCCCCACTAACTCTAAAACCATCGGTTTCAGAAATTCTAAATGAAAAAGATGAAGAGAAATTCATGTTTTCTCCAATTGATAAATTAAAAGATTGATTTTCAACTTTAGCGTACAATAAATCTATTCTAAGTTGATTATTCTGTTCACAATCCTTAAAATAAAACGTCATAGCGTATTCATTTGCATCATCAAATAATGTATTTAATTGTCCTGTAACTTGATTATCAAAAGTTCCATCAAAAGAAATGGTACCTAAAATAGGAAAAATTAATTTTTTATCGTAAGGGTAATTGCTTCCAAAACCTAATAAATCTTTTCTTTCTATAGGAATATCTATTTGCAAAGAAGAAATAGAAGCGTAAACAGATCCAGAATATCTAATTCCTCCCAATAAAGGTTGTTCTATCTCTAAAACAATATCAGCAGAAGTTAAGGCTGAAGCTTTTAAATTTTGATTAGTAAGATAATTAGATGTAGTAAAATTAGCAGGAGCTAATAAATATGAGCCAGTAGATTTTATTCCATTACTTAATTTAATAGCTGGAATCTCTGTTCCTTTAAGAACCCTTGGTCCGCTTGGACCGCTTGTTGTGGAATAACCAGTATAATTTTGATAAACTATATTTAAACAATCAAATGAAATATTAGCTGATGGAACATTATTAACATCAGCTGAAATAGAATAATTTGTAATAAAAGCATTTCCAATTCCTATTACATCTCTACCGGTATAATTTGTTAAATCATTAACATCTTCATTTTGATCAGAAAAAACAAAAAATAAATTTCGATCTCTTTCTGAAGGACTTAAATTTTTTAAAATTCCTTCATTTCCAGTAGCATTAAAACCTAATAATAACTCATTAGAATTATCTGTTAAATAATAAGATAAATCGACTTTTACTGTTGGATAATTTATATACTTATCAAAAGCAAAATCTGAACTGCCGATTTGTTTTGGCCTTACGATAGGACTGTCAATAGATATTGCGCTTGTTTGAATTCTATTCAATAACTTTAAAGAATAATCTCCAGTTTGACTATTCCAAGATGGATAATCAGATATTAAAACTGTATTACCTGCATATATTACTCTATTTCTATTTGAAGGCATTATATATTATATACACTAACAAAATATAAAAATAAAAAAAGAGCTGCCGATATAATCGACAGCTCTAATAGCTAAATTATTAACTAAACAGCTTTTGTGGTTAAAGACTCTCTAATCTTCTTTGAAAGAAAAAGAGTCGTCTCTGCTATTCTCAATCCTTCATACTTTGTTGCTAGATCAAGAATATTTACCATTACTGACAATTCTTCTCTTGTAAAATTAACAGTCAAGATCTCGGTTGGATCTTGCATCACATTAGTTGCAGGAACGTTTAAATTATCACTCATACTATTATAAAATCAATAATAATATATGTAAATCTTATTTTTTCAACAACTCTAGTAAATTTTTTTCATAATTAGAAAGTGAAAATTTTGGCAAAACAGTATCTGAGTACAGCAACCAATTATTTCTTATAACATCTTTATTTTTATAACACCAAAACATTTGTTCACAGAGCGAACTAAAATTTAACTTAGCCCACAAACCTCCACTTTTTGCCCAATAACCCGTAGCCAACTCTTCTTCATAATCAATAAAAAAAGAATTATTGATATTACAAAATTCTTTTACACCCCCATAATCAATAGTAATAACTGGACGACCAACTGCTAAACTTTCTATCTGAAAAAATCCCCAACCTTCTGATTTTGAAGAGCTTACAAAAACATCTGATTCAGAATATAAATCCGCAAGTTGCGAAGAAGATATATTTTTAGAAAATATTTTTATTTTATCATCAAGAAATCTTGAAATTCCTAATTCAGCCATAGATGTGCATTTAATCACCAATTCTACATTATCTATATTTTTAAAAACTTTCAAAAAAGAATCAATTATAATATCTATATTTTTTCTATTATTGCTGGTTTTGAAATTGCTTAAATTAGCACCTGCAAAAAAAGTAAATTTTTTTAAATTTGTTTTTGGTTTATAATTGAAAACAGAATCATCAACAAAAAGATTTAATAAATTAATATTTTTAACTCCACTATCTTCAAAGCATTCTTTATTCCATAAAGAAGGAACAAACACTTTATTAGCATTACTATTTAATTCTCGAACAGAAATGCGTGGCAAACAGCTAGACTCCCACATTGTTAAAATATTAATATTATCTTTATCAGGTAATAAGTAATCCCAACTATTATCTTTATTTAACTCAAGAGGAGAAATTAACAACTCAGAAGAACTGAAATTTTTTTTATTTAAAAAGTTTGAATTTTCAAAATCTTTATGCTTTTGACCATCAATCGTTAAAGGAATTAAATTAAAATGACGATTTAAAATTTGATATGTTTTATCAATAACTTGTTTATAACCAGAAATATTATTTTCTTTGCACCGATAAATTAAATCTGATTTCATTCAGTAGGAACAAATTGATAACCAATTATAGAAGATTGTAATTCAGCAAACTTTGTTTTCAATTCTTCTATTTTAGGTTTCAAATTGTTATACGCCAACTGGCAAACTTCTTGTTTTGTTTTTTCTGATATATCAGATGTTTGTAAAATTGTTTCAATATATGCGCCATTTTCATGATCATCAGACACATTAAAAGCTACAAGAAATCTATCTTTATCAATAAATTCATAACGAGCTATTGTATAATTAAGATTCATATAAATTATGTTGTATAAATTGCTATCCAATAAGTAGTACCATCTATGTCTATTGGCATCCACCTATAAAACGTTCTTCCTGTAGAAGTAGTATTGGAATAGAAATTAGGATTAACTATTTTGATTGCTGGCCTATCAGTTGCACTAGTATTTGTTAAAGTCAAAACACGACTTGAAGCTGGTGCGCCACCTATACCAAGACTACCACTAAATCTTCCATCTCCAACAACATCAAATTTGTAAGCAGGAGATGTTGAACCTATACCTACATTTCCACGATCTAATATAAGTACGTCATTGTATGCTGTACTGTTATTAACCATTGAAAAATTATAACGCACAACTCCTGCTGTAACTGTTTGTTTTAAATCTAAATAATACGCATCTCCGGTATCCAAATAAGCCCATCTTTGAAATACTTGACCATCTGTACCTGTTAAATAATTATTTACTCTAAGAGTGGGATAATCGTTATCAGGAACAATTGAAAGTCTTCCTGCTGGATTAGTAGTTCCTATACCCACATTACCACCAGATAACAAAATCATTTTATCAGCATTATTTATTCTGAAATAAATATTTTTTGTATTTGCTGCATTCAAATACGTAGTGCCATCTGAATATTGCAGTAAAGCATAAGAATTAGCAGTGGCTCCAATGCTATTATGCACAAAAACAGCATAATTGCCGTCCCCTATCCAGCTTCCAAGTCTTGCTTCACCAATTTTAGCACCCAAACCAGCGGTAACTGTTCCAGTATTAACATCTAATTTTTGAGTTGCAGTTGTAGTGCCTATACCAACATTACCACTAGATGTTGCTAAATATGTCGAAGTTGTTGAAAATAAATTACCACTACTATTTGTATATACTGGAATAGTAGAGCTATAATATTGATTACCATAACCTCTAATTCTATTAATTCTTAAAGCTCCTCCAGAATTAATAGCTTGAGTCGCAGTAAAAGTAAATCTTATATATCTATTATCAGATAAATCTCCTAAAGAAAAAGCTAATAATCTTGCTTCATTATTTGAAACAGTGACGGTGTTAGTTGCACTTGTAAATGTAACATTATCTACGCTTTTTTCTATTAAAACACTAAATCCATAAAAAGCATTATTTCCATAATCACTTTGAATTGTTATAAAATTAGGTCTACGAAATGCTACAGATAAATCAACTGTAAATCTTTTAGCTGTAATTCCTCCTGAATACTCAGTAAACGTAATAATTTCAACAGAGCTAGTTGCGTTTCCATCAAATAAATTTGCATATGTAGGTCCAGTTGAATCTGCGCTCCAACTTGCGCTTTGGAATTTTTCAGGACCTGTCACAGATCTAAATCTTAATGGATCATTGACACCAATTGCATTAGATAAGCTTTCAATTAATTCTAAATACGATTGAGGGCCAGCCGCAGGATTAGCTGTAAACGTAGCATATGAAGTTGTAGCAGCAGGCATAGCAACATCTTTTCCTATTCTCACGAAATCAGTAAAAATAGAAGTGCCTTCTATATGTAGTTTTTGACTTGGAATAGTTGTTCCAATAGCGACACTTGTTCCATTATCAAAAATTTGAGAATTACCAATTGTTGATGAAGAAGTGAATTTAGTTACGTAATTTGTTGTTCCTGAAACAGTTACGCTAGTACCACTAGATCCACTGCTACCTGATGATCCACTTGAACCACTGCTTCCAGAAGTTCCAGAAGATCCACTGGATCCACTACGACCACTAGTTCCTGACGAACCATTAGTTCCTGATGAACCGCTCGATCCAGATGAACCACTAGATCCATTACTACCGCTAGTTCCTGATGAACCGCTTGATCCAGATGAACCGCTAGATCCATTACTACCACTAGTTCCTGATGAACCACTTGATCCATTACGACCACTACTTCCTGACGAACCACTAGATCCACTGCTACCACTAGTTCCTGATGAACCGCTTGATCCAGACGAACCGCTAGATCCATTACTACCGCTAGTTCCTGATGAACCACTGGATCCACTACTACCGTTAGTCCCTGATGAACCACTTGATCCAGATGAACCACTGGATCCACTACTACCACTAGTTCCTGACGAACCGCTTGATCCAGATGAACCACTAGATCCATTACTACCGCTAGTTCCTGATGAACCGCTTGATCCAGATGAACCACTGGATCCACTACTACCACTAGTTCCTGATGAACCGCTTGATCCACTACGACCACTAGTTCCTGACGAACCATTAGTTCCTGATGAACCGCTCGATCCAGATGAACCACTAGATCCATTACTACCGCTAGTTCCTGATGAACCGCTTGATCCAGATGAACCACTGGATCCACTACTACCACTTGTTCCTGATGAACCGCTTGATCCAGACGAACCGCTAGATCCATTACTACCGCTAGTTCCAGATGAACCACTGGATCCACTACTACCGCTATTCCCTGATGAACCACTTGATCCAGATGAACCACTGGATCCACTACTACCACTAGTTCCTGATGAACCGCTTGATCCACTACGACCACTAGTTCCTGACGAACCATTAGTTCCTGATGAACCGCTCGATCCAGATGAACCACTAGATCCATTACTACCGCTAGTTCCTGATGAACCGCTTGATCCAGATGAACCACTGGATCCACTACTACCACTAGTTCCTGATGAACCGCTTGATCCACTACGACCACTAG